GTGGGTCGAATTCAGGAACGGCCGCGTCGACGAGCCGTTGGTCGTGTCGTTCGAGGTGCTGCGCCCCGTCTCCGGCGTCGTGGAGGTGTAGCGTGAGGGACGGCGTGGCGGCCGCGCGCGCGGTGGTCGAGATTCGCGGAGGCTACGTCACGCACCTTCTCAGGACGGCGGACGGCGGAACGAACACCACCCCGAAGCTTCCCCAGCGGTGCGGGTGGTGCGGGACGGAGATCCGGTCGTGGACTCAGCTTCTGAACGCGCACGAGAAGTGGATCTCGCCCGGGATGGTTCACCACATGGAGTCGACGGATCAGCGGTGCAACTTTGAGCTGGAGCCCACCCCTTGAGCGACCACGCGCACGTCTGGGCTCCGCAGCCGGAGTTCAGCGGACGGATGATCACCCGCTACCGCTGCGCGTGCGGAGTGTGGGGTTGGCGGAACTGGAGGATGGCCCCGGGGGGAAAGCTGCCTCCCGTGGTCACCTACGCCAACGGGTTCGACACGGAGACGTACCGCGCGGCGGTGGCGCGGTCCGAGATCAACGACGAGGAGCGCTGGGCGAAGGAGCGCCGCAGGCGCGCGCGCCGCGGGCTCGAGCCGCCGCTCGGCGTGCTCGACGACAACTAGGACTAGGGAACCCGCGGCGGCCGCTTCGCGTCGCAGGAGTCGTACACGGCGTCCGCGACGACGTCGGTCTCCCGCGCCAACGCCTCGACCTTGGCCGAGAGCGCGTCCACCTTTCCGCCGATGGTCGCGACCACCTCGTGCACGACCCACAGGAGCCCCGCGAGGAGGAGCCCCGCGATCCCGTGCTTCACGAATGCGCCGAGCGGCGGCACGGGGGCTCAGAGCTGCGGGTCGGAGGACGGACCGGGCACGGGCATGCCCCCCTCCGGCATCGGGAAGGGGGGTGCCCGCTGGAAGGCGTCGAGGTCGCCGAACATCTCGGGCGGAGCGCCCTCCGTGATCCGGCGCCGCGCGTAGGACAGCGCCCACTTGAATCCCCACCACGCCGCCGCCTTCGCCTCGCGGATCGCGAAGGCGGCGATCTCGTCCTTATCCGCCTGGGGCACGGCCGCCCACACCGCGCGGAGGAGCGCGGAGACGACCGGCGGAATCTTGAGCTCCGCGAGGCCCACGTCTCACCTCACACCGACGGCTTGGCCGCCACCACCTGCGGCGGCGGCGTCGCGTCGACGTTCGTGCCGAGCGAGAACAGCACGAAGGCGTTCTCGTTGAACGAACCTCCGCCGCCGATCTGGTAGGCGAACCCGGCGTGCAGGTAGTTGGCGAACGAGCCGTTGAGGGACAGGAGCGGCTTCTGCCCCTCGGCCGTTCCGCGCAGCGCGAAGTTGCCCGAGAGACCGTGCTGGTACCACCGGTCGGTGCTGAACGTCACCCCGTAGCCGAGCCCGGGCGCGAATGACGTCTGCACCGTGCCGTCCTTGAGCGAGATCGCGAGGACGTTCACCGACACGGTCGGTCCGAAGCAGGTGGTCTTGTTGGCGAGGCAGCCGCCGAACGTCTGCGCGTGGGCTCGCCCGGGCGCGAGGAGCGCGACGACGATCGCGATCACCAGCGTCGTGAGGAGGATCCGCACGGTGGCGAACCCCTTGTCGAGCCTGGCCTTCGCCTCCTCCGTCGCGGGAATCGTTCCGCCGGTGACGGCACCGTCCTTCACGGCGCGGCCGAACGCTCCGATGAGCACCGCCGCGATGTGCCAGATCGCCTTGTACTTGCCGTTCGGGCCGGACGGCACCGCGTCGAAGGCGAGGGCCACCTCGATGAGCGCCGTGCCCATGTAGCCGATGAGGCTCGAGCGCCAGGAGGCGCCGAACACCATGTACGCGACCGCGCTGAGCTGCTTTGCGAAGTCCATCGTTCCTCCTCGGGGCCTACGGGCCCCAGATCCACTTCTTGACGAGCAGCCCGAGCACGACCCCTGCCACGTAGAAGGCCAGCTCGACGAGCTTGTACGTGACGAGCCACCGCCACGGGTACGGCTTGTCGGACTTGCGCTTGCCGTACCTCTTCGTCACGAGGCTCCAGACGCCCGTCGCGGTCCGCAGGTCGGAGCTTCCGGAGCGGCGCTCGGTCAGAGTCGTCTTCTCGTCCACGTCGGGCATCTTCCCTGAAAGGAGGGTCGTGTGTCTACCCCGAGCTGGGCGGCAGCCGAGGATCCGCGCGGTCGAACGGCAGGTACTCGCCGGGCTCGAAGATCATCATCACCTGCCGGCGCGGGCCGGCGGAGCCCTCAATCGAGTCCCCCAGGTGGATCCATCGGCCGTACTCCCATATGAGCTGGTCCGCCGGCAGGGAGCCGTCCAGCACGGCCTTGCGCAGCTTCTCGAAGGCGTCCATGAGCGGAAGCCTGATCGGCAGGAGGTCCCCGGCGAGCCCGCGCATGTGCTGGGACGTCTTGGAGCGGCCCGGGAGCGCCGCGTTGAGCTCCGGGCAGCGGTACATGGAGTTGACGTGCCACGGCCTCCCGATGATCGCGCGGCTGCTCTCGAACAGCCCGGCCGCGAACCGCGCGAGGTTGGCGAGGATGTCCGCGGGCGGGTTCTGCTGCAGCTCGAGGAACTCGACGTGCTCGGTGGTGACGGCCTCGCCGAACGTCAGATGCGGGGAGAGGCGATCGCTCGCATTCATGGCGGGCACGGTGCCTCCTAGATCGGCGTGCTCCTGAACTGAGACTTCGTGCGGTCGAGGAACACGAGCATGATGGTCAGCGGGTCGCTGTGCTTCCCGAGGAAGGTGACCTGATTCGGAGGCACCGTGGCGTTGTTCCCCAGATCCAGGGCGGCGGCCGTCACCACGCGCATGTTCTTCTCCCCGAGCGGGCCGGTCTGCCACGCGGTGGGGACGTTCACGAGCCCGTTGGACTGCCCGCCGACGGGCGGGTTCCCGGCGGACGCCCAGATGCCGTAAGGGTAGGTGATCAGATCGTCGAGGGCGCCCATCCCGAGGACGACGACCGCCACCTCGTCCGCCTCGTAGGCGCGGTCGAGCGTGATGAGATAGGTCCCGGAGTCCGGCCTCGTGAAGTTCGTGACGTGCGGCCCGTGCACGATGAACGCGGTCATCGACGGAGGATCGCCCACGTTGCCCCGAGGGCGGATCAGGTACGTGACCGCCTCCACCCCGGGGCCGAACGGCGTGAGCAGACGCCACACGGCGGGAGCCGCACCGACCAGCGCCCACAGCGTCTGGTCGCTCTGCTGAAGCGCCACCTTCCCGACGTCGGCGGCCGACGGAACGGCGGCGAGGCGCGCCGTCCTGTCCGCGAACGTGAACGCGTGCGCCGGATGAACGTCGGCGCCGGCGAGCAAGCTGTGAAGTGCGTCGGCCATGAAGTGGTCTCCTTACAGATGGATCACGCGGTCTCCGGCCCGGGTGATGACCCTGCTGCCGGCGTTCGTGATGACGCCGTTCGTCGGAATCACGATGTCGGCCACCCCGGGCTCGACGTACATCGGGGAGACGGGAACCACGGCGTCGCGTCTCCCAGACCGGGTGAGCCACACGTCGTAACAGACCTGCCCGGGGCCCTCCACGAAGGCGGACCGCTGCGCCAGCGCCGTGATCTGGAACATCATGACGCCGACCACGTCGGGGTCGAGCGGGCCGGGCAGCTCGCCCGGCACCGACAGCAGCTTGTCGACCGCGCTCGGCGCGCGCTTGATGGTGAGAACGGCGGAGGTTCCAGCTCCGTCGAGCGGCACGGGGGCGCCGCTCGAGTCCACCACCTGGAGCCGGACCGTCACGTCGGCCCCGAGCGGGAAGGACAGCGCCTTGCGCGGATTTCGCGCGACGCCCGGCGCCGGGTCCGCCTGCGTCACCAGCACGCCGCTGAGGAACAAGATCACCTTGTCCTCCCACCTACGGGTTCACGCCGGCGACGCGGTAGACGAGCCCGCCCGTCTTGTACTTGAGCTCCGCGCTGGTGCTGTTGATCCAGACGTCGCCGTTGACGGGCGTCGTGGGGTCGGCCGCCATGGTGGTGATGCTCAGCGGCCCACGCGTCGCGTTGCCGGTGAACACCGCGCCGGGGCCGGACCCGGCCGCGGAAGTTCCCCTGACGCCGGCCCCCGTGCCGACGCCGGTGCCGATAACTCCGTCACCGTTCGGAGCGCCTCCAACTCCGCTCACGCCCGTGCCGCTGGTTCCCCCTCCGGTCGCGCTCACGCCCGATCCGTTGCCGCTGCCGGAGGCGAGCACGCCGTTCCCGTCGGGCGTCCCGCCAGAACCGATCACTCCGGCTCCGCTGGTCGTTCCTCCGCGCCCGTGCACACCCGCGTTGCTCCCGGCCGCGGCGCCGGCCCCGTTTCCTCGGCCGGAGACGCCGTCCGCGAGCGCGGACGTGGCGGATCCGTCCACGCCGTTGCCGCTCCCGGTGCCAACGCCCTGAACCCCGATCCCGTTGGGAGCGCCGCCGACGCCCTTGGCCCCGATGCCGCTCGTCGGCCCGCCCTGTCCGGAGACTCCGATGCCGGCCCCCGTGCCGGTTCCCAGCACGCCGGCGGCCGAGCCGGCCCCGCCTGTCGCCGTGACGCCCACCGCGGCGGCCGCGCCCACGACGGAGATCCCGGCCAAGAAGGTCTGGAGCATGGACCAGGTGTTCGCCAGCGTCAGGAACGCCCAGTTGCCGACGAGGGTGCGGAAGTCCGTGATGTCGGCGTTGAGGATGCTCGCGACGGCGCCGACGACGTGGATCTCGCAGACCTTGATGTACCCGGGGGACGTGGCGGGGGCGACCTCGGTGCCGGCCGGGGCCGCGACGCCGACCTTGTAGCCGATGCCCGTGGTGGAGTTGGCGGGGGAGACAACGCGCCCGTTCCTGCCGAGGAGGTTGAAGGCGAGGGTCTTGTTCACGAGGCCGGGCGCGAAGATCCCGGTGATGACGTTGAGGATGTCGCGCGTGCTGGGGTTCTCGGCGCGGCGGTCCGCCTTCACCTCGACGATGTCGATGCGGTTCTGGCCGGCGATCGGCGCGGCGTCCACGGCGATGGACTGGACGGCGGAGAGCGGGAGAGGCTTGTACGGGGAGAGGTCGTCCAGGCCGACAACGCCGCCGATGGAAGTCGGCACGTCGCCGGCGTTGTCCTGAAATCCGAGCCCGGGCTGGATCTCCACGGACATGCCGGGCACGGCGCTCTGCGTGGTCTTGAGCCCGGTGCTGATGAACCCGCTCTGGATCGCGCCGGCCGCCGTGGAGAACAGCGCCCGGAGGATGTCGCGCACGCCGCGGTCGATCTGGCTCTGCGCCTGATTGATGTCGTCCGCGAGCGGGCGCTCGAGCGGGTTGATGATCTCGCGGTCGAAGTCCTGGTTGGCCATGCGTTCCTCCGAGTGCTACTGCCCTTCCAGCTCGATGCTCACGGCCACCCCGGCGGCCCTGATCACCAGCAGCCCGTCCCAGATCGACTTGTACACCGAGGGAGCCCCGACGTCGAACCCGTTCCACGCGCCCTGCACCCCGGCCGAGAAGGTGCTGGGGACATTCCACGCCGTGTACGCCCGCTGCCCCAGGCCGAGCGGCCCGGTCCGGAAGCCCGCCGGAGTCATGGCCGTGTCGTTCCACGCCAGGCCGAGCTCGAGAACGGAGATGGCGGGCACCACCACGATGAAGCCCACGATCCCGCTCATCCAACGGTTGCGGAACGGGGGCCAGGCGGGGCGCGGGTCGTTGTAGACGAAGAGGTTGGTGTCCAGCCCGGAGCCGGCGGGCGCCACGCTGGGGCAGTTCCAGCAGGTCTGGAACGCCGGACTCCACATCTCGACGATCGCGAACGAGACGCCCAGCGGGTCGAAAATGGAGTGCAGGAACCTGCTGATCGCCCCGGGGCTCACCGTGTCGGGCAGGGTGGTGATGCGGAGTCGGTAGAAGGCGTCGGTCTCGCCGGTCCTCCGCGCGATGTCGCGGTCCAGGCCGTGCTGGTCCAGCATCGCGTCCTGCCCGCCGGTGGCGTCGTCCACCTGCGCGACGACGAACGTGGTGTCGGAGAACGGAGGTTCCTGGATGAGCGCCTGCGCCGTGTCGACCTCGCCGGGGATCACGTGCCCGCCGGGCGTCGTGACGGGCCCGGGAAGGTTCCACTTGTAGTCGGGAGCGACCGCCTCGACGACGACGCTGTGCGGACCAACGTCGCCGGCGCCGAACGCCACGTCGGTCATGAGAACGTAGTCGCGCTGCCCGTTCGAGGCGCGCACGACGGACCCGAGCTTCAGCGTCACGGCGTTCGTCGCGGGCGGGCTTCGGGAGAAGGCCACCGTGCAGCGCGCGCGCTGCGGGCCGGCCGCGGTCATGATGAGCCCGGCAACCTTCGTGTGCGCGACCGCCGTCGAGAGCCGCTCCGCGAGCTTGGCGAACGCCTGGAACAGCTCGTACCCGGGCCCGGGATTCTTGAGCGACGTGAGGTAGCTCGGCGGGAGGACGCGGTCGAACAGGTCGAGGAACCACTGCTGGAGCTTGCGCTCCGCGTCGACCGCCGCCTGGTTCGTTTCGCTCCAGCCGATCATGGCGTGAACGGAGTGACGAGCGTGGGGCTCGTTCGGATGACCTGCAGCGGGTTGGGAACAACGTCTCCGGCCGGGAGCACGACGTCGGAGCCGGAGACGACGAGCCCCGCGACGGTGCGGAGGCGCGCCACGGCGGTAGCGCGCGACCACGTCTGGCCGGGCGCGAGTCCGTTCGTGTACGTGATCACCGCCGCCTTCGCCTGCGCCGTCACGGCCGCGGTGTCCGCCCCGGCCGTGAACGCCAGGAGGATCTGGATGTTCTGGAGGATGACCTGCGCGACGGTCACCACCACGCGGACGCCGAGCGCGCGCACGTCGTCGAGCCCGAGCATGACGGCCGAGGCGAGCGCTGCCGCCTGCGCCGCGTAGGCGGGCGGCACCGCCGCGAGCTGGGCCAGCACGTCCGTGTACGCGTCGGTGACGACGAGCTCGACGGAACCGCCCGGGAGACCCACGCCGTCGACCGCCTCGAAGACGGCGGCGGAGCGCACCCCCTGCACGGCGAGGGCACCCTCAACCAGCGCGGCGCGCGTCCCGCGCCTGACCGTGGTCCAGAAGCGGCGCGCGCGGTCCCGAAGCGACTCGTCGCTCTCCGCGTCGTCCGCGCCCGCCGTGGCCGCGGAGTTGGACACCGTGAGGTTGGCGGGGGAACCGGCGATCTGCCCCACGATGCTGGTGATCGTTCCGGCGGCCGCCTGCTGGGAAGACCCGGCGAGCACCGAGCGAACGTTCACGGAGATCGGCCCGACGGAGCCGAGCGGGAAGACGACGGCCGGGTCCGTGGTCAGGAACTGGTTGCCGTCCGCGGTGGAGAGGAGCGTTCCCTGGAGGATGGAGAACGCCGCCGGGTTCGCGGTCGCGGTGCGGAACTGCACGACGCCGAGCGCGGGGGCGGCGGCCTTGCGGGTCAGCCCGTAGCGGTCGAAGACCAGCCGCTCGAGGTCGGTCTCCTTCGCCGAGTCGAGGAACAGGGACGCGGTGGCGAGAACGAGCTGGCCGAGCACCTCGTCCGCGGCGGCCGAGGCGGAGGCGACGAGCACGTTCGCGTCGGAGCCGTCGCGGTCGATGGCGTCCTGGGTGAGCCGCGGGTTGCGCGACAGGGCCTCGTCGCGGGCGGCACGGAACAGGTCCTTGAAGGTCAAGAAGTCCACGCGGCCCTCCTACAGCTGCACCACCACACGCTGTTCTACCTCGGCGACGAGCCCGGTGGAACGCTGCCGCGCCCGCGCCCGAACGGTGAGCGTCCCGCCCGCGTCGAGCGAGAGCGAGACGGACACCGCGGCGACGTCCGGCTCCAGCGCGATCTGCTGCTCGGCCCGCTTCTTGAGCGTGGGGAGCGAGGACGGCGCAACGATGGTCTTCGGCCGGAGCCCGAGCCCGTAGGTGGGGATGTGGAAGAAGTCGCCGGGCGCCGTGAACAGCCGCCGCAGCATCAGCTTCTTGAGGAGCGCCGTTCCCTGCTCCGACGCGTAGTCGCCCTCGGGGGTGACGACGAGCGTTCCCCCAAACGTGACGTCGCTCGGCACCTGCTCGTTCTTGACGTCCACCGGCGCGGACGGCCCCCGCGGCTGCGCCGGCGAGGACGCCTCCCCGAGCCCGGAGAGGTCCGCGAAGGTCGGGGGTGTCACGGGAACCCCGAGCGCGTCGAGAAGCGTGGGGGCGGAGACGCGCATCGTTCCCGGGAAGGCGACGAGCGGCGCGTCCACCAAGACGTCCACGACCGACGCGGACACGAGCGCGGCCCTGAGCACCTCGAGCACGATCCCACCCCCGCCGACCTCCGTCACGGCCCACGTCGCGGGGTTCAGCGCGTCGCCGACCAGCGCCGGCGAGGTGGCGAGCGGCGCCGCGGAGAGCGTGACGCGCACGCGCCTCGAGTCCTTGGCGATCGCGGAGACGAAGTTCATTCGCCCGCCTTGACGACGGCGCTGCCGGTGCCGGGGAGCGGCCCGACGGGCGTCGCGGTGACGAGGCTGGCGACGGTGGCGCCGCCGGCGGCGACTCCCGGAACCGGGTGGGTGTGCAGGTCGAACTTCTGCTGGAGCGCGTCGACGTTGGCCTTCACCTTCGAGGCGAGCGCGAGCGCGTCCGCGTCGCCGTTCACCATCACCTTGCCACCGCCGGAGACGTCAACCCGGAGGTTCCGCCCGTCCCGCACGACGAGGACGAGGTCCCCCTGGTTCTGCCGGGCGGCGGCCGGCGGCGGGTCGGAGGCGGACCACAGGCGCGGCAGGACCACGTAGCCCTCGGACGGGTCGCCGGACGGGGCCACCGCCAGCACCTCGTCGTCCACCTCGACCGGTGCGTACAGGCCGAAGCCGGGCCCGGCGTAGAGCGCGGCCACGCGCGCGGTCACTTCGAGCTCCGACGGCACGAGCACGAGGGAGGCGAACACGCCGTCTTCCGCCACCTGCACCGCGGTCACGACGGCGAGGGAGGCCCAGATCCGGGGGTCGATGCCCGGGCGCGAGACGAGCGCGGAGAGACGCGCCGCGTCCATCTGCCCGCTGACCCTGGTCCTCGAGAGCATCTGCGCTACCTCCGCCTGCCGGTGTGCGACGACGCGCCGCCCGCGCGCAGCTTGTGGGCCGGGGCGCGGTTCTCCTGCTGCTTCATGACGTCGTACCGCACCTCGATGTAATTCTGGAAGTCGAACGCGATGTCGATGCCCGTCTCCGCCTGGAAGTTGTACCGGACGTTCGACACCCGGAAGAACGACTGAAGCTCCTGAACCTGGCCGCGAGCGGTGGCGACGAGCACGCGGGAGAGGTTCTCGTCGCCGTTCCGCGCCGTCATCTCGCGCACGAGCTGATCGAACGGCGTGCGGGCGGCCGCGTCCGTGACGGCGTTGGCGAGCGGCGGCTGCACGGTGATGGCGCGGTGGTCGATCACGATCTCGAACGGGTCCCCGGTTCGCAGGTGCAGAAGGTCCGGGTCGGCGTTCGTCCCGCCGAACGACGAGAGCCGCTTCGTCTGCACCTTCCCACCGAGCTCCTGGCGCCCGATCTCCTGATGGAGATCCTGGGCGATGCGCCGGAGCGCCTTCTCGGACGAGATGCCGGGGTAGTTGATGCGGATCACCTGGCGGTCCGCCTGGCCGCCCGAGGGGGAAATGCTCGTCAGCTGCGCGCCGGAGGGATCGACGCCGGCGACCTCGTTCGACGCGGGGACCTGCATCGCCAGGTCGGGGTAGCGGACCACGAGCAGCTTGCCGCGGCCGCGCTGCTTGCCGGACGTGTTGAAGCTGGAGAGCTCGATGATCGGCACCTTGATGCCGCCCAGCTTCCGCTCGAACTGGAGGCTCTCGACGTCGCGCCCGTACACGAGGCGCCGGATCTTGAGCTGCTCCGTTCCGCCGGAGGTCCGCACCTCGCGCGGGCGGCCGCCCGCGAACGGGGTCGGCTCGGAGGGGTCCACGCCGACGAGCTTCCGGCGGTCGTAGAGGGAGCGCGCCGGGCGGATCACGAGCCGCTGCCCAACGAAGTAGGGCACGGCGCCGAGGATCTGGCAGTAGTTGAGGACGATGTCCCAGACGGAGAGACGGTGCGGGTCGCCCTGCGGGACCATCCCAGGAGCGGCGCCGGCCAGCCCCATGTTCACCCGCGTCAGGTTCTCGCCGTCCCCGGGAGCCGGCACGACGCCGTTTTCCCAGTCGTCCGGGTTCGTCACGACCACGATCCCGCCGCCGAAGGCGTGAAGCTGAAGGATCTGGCGCACCACGTCGTCGATGCCCTTGGTCAGGTCGAGCTGCGCGAGCAGGTCCGGGCGCGCCGGGGAGTCGAGGAAGATGCCGCGAAGGTCCCGCCCCTCCATCCTGACCGTGGCGCCGTCCTTGCCCCACTCGCTGTGGATGAGGTCGGCCGTGCCGACCATGATGAGCGTGTCCTCGCGCATCACGCCGTTGACGCGCGTCTCGAGCACGGAGCGGCGCCCGCCGCCAGGCTTCGTGCGGACCATCCCATCCCCGAAGTCTCCGGCGGGAACGGCGCCGATGTGGATCTCCGCGCCGACCGCGCGGATGGTGCGCGGGTCGAGTGGGAAGTCCCTGTACTCGAAGCCGAGCGACCACTTCCCGGCCTGGCGGTAGCCGGAGAGCTCGACGGTGGCCTCCTTGGGCAGGAGGTTCCGGATCCACGACAGGGAGTCCTCCGGCGCCGCGAGCGCGAGCGGGCGGTCCCCCGCGAGGTCGTTCGGAGAGAAGTCGCGGCGGTACGTGACGAGCGGGTCCCCCACGGTGACGGCGCCGGGCAGGCCGACGTCCCCGACATGCAGCGACTCGTCGAACCTCACGCGGAGGTTCACCACGACGCTCGGGTAGAACGCGGAACCGGCCGGGTCGAAGGCCATCAGCCCCTCCCCAGCGCGGCCCCGCCGGTGCGGGAGGCGGGCGGAACGAGGACGACGGTGTTGGCGGGAACCTCGGAGCCGGTGAGCCCGGGGTTGAACTGGAGGATCCGGCGCCACTCGTCCGGCGTGCCGTAGAAGCGCGTCGAGATGGTGCGGAGGTCTTCCCCGGCGCGAACGCGCACGGACGCGACGGCTCCCTCCGTGCTCGAGGCGGAGCGCAGGCGCTGCCGCTGGTCGAGCGCGGTGCGGCGCGCGCGCCGGGAGGAGGAGACGACTCCGCGCAGGTAGACGTCCATCGCGATGGCGCGTGACGGCGTGATCGCGGCCGGGTCCGTGTCCTGGAGCAGGTTCCGGGACGCCCGCTGGCAGGTCTGGACGAGGATGTTCGGCTGGTCGATCGCGCCCTGGAGCAGGGCGATCATCTTCTGCGGGGCCTCGTCCGTGAGCGCGCGCACGCCGGACGCCGCCACGTCGTTCGCCGACTGGGCCGTCGCGACGACCTCCGCCACCGGGGCCGCCACGGCGTCCACGAAGTCGTTCGCGACGTTGAGGAGGCCGCGGAACCCGCCGAGCGCGCCGTCCACCTGCTGGAGCGCGGACGCCTGGAGCTCGCGCGCGTCCGCCGCCATCCGACCGGCCACGTCCACGAGGTCGGCGTCGACGAGGACGGGCGGCGCGTCGTCCTCGCCCTGGGAGATCCACGAGAACGACGCCTCCCACTCGCAGTCGTGCGGGTTGTGCCACTTCTGCCCGAACTTCTGGAGGAAGCCGCGCCGGACCTGCTGATCCCATCGCACCTCGAGGAGCTGCCCCTTGCGGCGAACGTCGTCGAAGAGGGCGACCAGGGCGCGCACGTCCGCGACGGCGCCGGACCCGACGTCTCCGGCGCCGGCCGCGCCGAGAAGCGCGCGACCGTCCGGGTTCACGGGCGCTCCCTCCGCCGTGACGGACTGGATGAAGCGGTCCTTCCAGAAGCCGGAGATCGTGGTCGGCTCCTCCTGCGCCCCGAGCACCTGAAGCGTCCCGATCGGGTTGCCGGCGTAGAACGTGGTGGTCGCCCGCATCGTGCCCGACAGCTCGATGGGGCGGTACGGGAGCGCGCGGCCGAGAAGGGAGATCACGCGGCGCTCGCCGGACAGCTCCTCTACCACGAAGGCGGAGGCGGGGGAGTCGCTGGAGGTGAAGGTGTTGATCACCGGTCACCTCGAGAACGCGCCGGCGAGGGAGAGCTGCCCCTGCACGCGCCGCTCGCCGAGCGCGGCGAGGTCGTTGGCGAAGGCGACGGCGATGCGGTCCGGGTCGAATCCCTCCTCGAACTTCTGCGTGATGTCGAAGCGCGCGTTGGGGAAGTTGAAGTTGGTTCCCGCGCGCTCCCCGGGAGCGCCGCGGTCCAGGGACTCGCGGGCGCGGCGCTCCGCCTCCTGCGTCGCGAGCGCGTCCTTGTGCATCTTCTGCTGCTCCTTGTACGACTCCGTGAACAGGTCGACCATGTCGAAGAAGCGCGTCGGCTGCGCGACGAGCTTCTTGACCGCGATGATGATGACCTCGACGGTCGTCATGATCCCGTCGACGAGATCGACCACGGTCTGGATCGCCGTCACGAGCAGCACGGTGAAAAACTTGCCGATGACGCCGTCGCCGGAGAACAGCTTGGCGACCCCGGAGAACAGCTTGAAGATGACGGCGAAGTGCGCCTGGAGGCGGCGCCAGAAGGAGAGGAGCGAGTCGCGGATCCCCAGCGTGTTGTTCTTGATGGCCTCGAACGCCTTCCACGCGATGAGCGCCACCGTTCCGATGATCGTGAGCCGCCCGACCATCGAGAGGACGCGCACGAGCATGGCCACGCCCTGCGTCATCGGTCCGATCCCGCCTCCTCCGAGAAGGCCGGCGCCCGCCCTGACCGCTCCCGCGGCCATCCCGCCCGGCCCTCCGCCGCCCGTCACGAAGCTGAGGCCGCGCGCCGCCCACCCCCCGACGCCGGTTCCCGTGGCCTTCATCAGCGCGTAGTTGGCGAGCAGCACCTTCCCGATCCGGATGACGATGTTGAGAGCCTGGTGCAGGTTGTCTCGCAGGAACTCGCCGAACTTCCGAACGTCGGGCAGCCACGACCGGATCCGGTTCGAGGCGTCCTCCATCAGGTCGGCGAGGACCGGAAGCAGCTCGGACCCGACCATCACCTGCATGCGCTTGAGGGCCGCCCGCGCGCCGTTGGACGCCATCTCCATGCGCTCCATCTGCTCCATCGTGCCCTCGCCGATGGCGAAGCGCTTTCCCTCCTCGATCATCTTCCTGATTCGGTCGGGGCCCTTTTCCAAGAGCTCGACCATCCGGAGCGCCTGCATGCGGGGGACGCCGAACGCGATTCCGATCTGGCTGACGTCGAGCTTGCCCTTCTTGTAGAGGGCGGACATCCGGAGAAGCGCCGGCTCGATGCCCTTGCGCACGTCGATGCCGAGCGACTGAAAGAGCCCGCGCGTTCCGCCGAGGGTCCGGTTCACGCCCTGCATCCCGATGTCCATCATGGACGCGCGGCGGCTCATGCCCATCATGATCCGCTCGGCGTCCTCCCCCGCGATGCCGACCCGAGCGAACGTCTCGACCATCGCGTCGGCTTCGGACGCCCCGGTCTTGGTGAGCGCGCTGATGCGCTTCACCATCTCGAGGTGCTCCCTCGTGGAGTGGATGATCTCCTGGAAGGAGAACGCGGCGGCGACGGAGCCGCCGACCGCCGCGACGCCCCCGAGGATGCGGGAGGCGGCGTTGAAGGTGGTGTTGATCTTCCCGGCCGCGGAGGCGATGCGGCCGAGCGCCCCGAGCGCCGGCCCGGGGTTGACGGTGTAGTTGGCCTGGACCTTGTGCTCCACCGCCATCGGTCACTCCCGCGGATTCTTGGCCGCCTCCGCCTCCTCGTTCAGGATCCTTCTCGTCGCCTGCGTGAACCTCCGGAGGTCCGTCACCGGAAGCCCGAGCACCTCGCTGACCGGCTGGTTCGCGTACCTCCCGAGGAACGCAGCCAGCTCCCAGATTTGCTCCTCGGGCCGGGGCATCCCGGCGACGATCGAGGCCAGAGCGCCCAGGCTCAGTCGACCCGGACGGACTGGCTCGCGAGAAAATCCTTGGCGGTGTCCTCCGGCGCGCTGTGGATGGACTGGAAGGCCGCGATCGCGAGCTCGCGCGCCGGGGGCGGCAGGCCGGCCCAGACCGCGTCGGCGGTGCCGTCCGAGAGGCTGATCGGCTTCCCGTCCGCCTCCACGAGCGACTCGCGCACGCGCTCGTAGATGATCCGGAAGGCGTCCTGTCCGGCGCGCTTCGACGAGACGAGCTCGTCCTCCGCGGTCAGCTCCTTGAAGGAGATCGTGCGGACGTCGGCGGCGATCTTGGTCGGGAACGTGAACGTGTGAATGGCGCGCGGCTTCCTGGCCGCGGCCAGCTTCTCCTCGAGGACTCCCATGTGACGCCTCCCGCTACGCGGTGATGAAGCTGATGTCGCTCGACTCGAAGTCGACGGTCACGGCGCCGTAGTCGCCACGGCCCGCGAAGTTGATCGGGAACGGGCCGAAGAAGGCGTCGTTGATGAGGACGCGCGGGCGGTCGCCGCCCGGGAAGTTGAGCGTCGCCTTGATGTTGATCTTCACGCCGGGCGTCCGGCGGCGCGCGCGGTCGACGACCGCGGTGAAGAGGCCGAAGATGTCCTGGTTCTCGAAGTGCAGCTCCATCCGTCCGGTCACGCCGTTGAAGATTTCGTCGCGGCGGTCGGTCGTCTCTCCGAGGTAGCCCTCGCGCTTGATCTCGAGCTGGGGCCCGACCTCGAAGCTGCGGACGTCGGTGACGGTGGACAGGGCGCGCCCGTCCACCACCACCATGACCTCGACCTCCTGGCCCTTGATCCTCTGGTTCGCCACGGTCGTTCTCCTTTCGAGCCCCGAACGCAAGTAGGGCGGGCAGCATCCGGGGGGGAGTTGCTGCCCGCCCTATCCCGTCGGGCCGCGGGAGGCTCGACCGGTGCGGCGGAGGTGACGACAAGATCCGTAGCGCGCCGCGCGCGGCGCGTCAAGGTCCGCGGCGCCCGCCTGGGCCTCCCGGCCTCCCGGCCCTGAGGATCGGGTGGTCCTGAAGGGCGCGGATCTCCGCGTACAGCTTCTCCCTCTCTTCGCGGTCCCTGGACACGTCCCCGCGCAGCACCTCCACATCGCTCTTGACGGCCTTGACCTCGCGCATGAGGTTGCCCGCCATCGCGTCGAAGCTGCGCCCGGTGGCGAGCACGTCGTTGACGAGGTTCTTTCGGTCCGCGGACTCCCTCGCCTCGTGCTGCCTGATGTCCGTCCTGGACACGATCCGCTGCCCCAGCATGATCACCGCCGAGATGACGATCACCGAGTACATCAGGGAGTAGGACGGGGCCAGCGGCGCGGACAGCACGAGGAGCGCGGCGCCGGGAAGGCGCAGCGGCGCCACGAAGTCCCACGCCCCGGCCGTCAGCCTCGTCAGCGCCGCCACCATGGCCTCCATCGGATCAGGGAACCCGCACGACGTGAAGGATGATCTCGCCGACGACGAGGTTGTTCGACCGCCGCAGCACGAGCGTTCCGCCCGCCGCGACGGGGACGAGCGCCGACCCGGAGTCCCACTGCTTGCCGGCCGCCACGGTGGGGAGGACGGAGGAGAGCGCGTTGCCCAGCCCGCCCTTCGCGTCGCGCATCACGACGGAGCTTCCCGCCTGAGGCGTCTCGACGGAGAAGACGAGATCCTCGAGCTCGAAGGCGAACGGCGCGTTGGCGTCGTAGATGATCACGTCGTCGGCCACGCCGCCAACACCGGCGGTGGCGTGGAAGTCGATGATCATCCCGACGGACGCGCCGTGCGCGTCCTTGACCGCAAGCTGGTTAGGCCCGACAGCCTGAGAGCCGATCTGCGCGCTCGTCATCTGGGCGATCACCGCGGAGACGGGCCCGGCGTCCGGCACAGCCGTGACTCGGAACACGGGCCCAACGGCGGACGCCCCGAGGTTCGCGACGACGGTCGGGACGTCGTCCGCCACGACGACGCCCTTGCCCGGAGCGAGCGACCCGGCGTAGGGGAACAGCGGCGCGGGGCCGCCGCTCACGTTCTGGATCATGGTCCTCGCCACGGCGAACCTCCCGTTGAAGCCTACGACGTGGTGACGTTGACCGACTCGCCGATCTCGGCCTGGAAGACGATGAAGTCGGCCGAGGCGAGCGTGCGAACCTTCCCGATGACGACGAAGATGCCCTGCGCCTCCGTGGCGGGCGTGTTCCCCGCCTTCGAGTCGACGGAGAAGGCGCTGATGCGCTGCGCGGGCGGGTTGTTCGGCGAGAGGAGGTCGAGGAGGAACGCCACCGTCTCCCCGACGATGGAGTCCTTGAGCTGGTTCGTGAGCAGCTTCTTGGCGAACTGGTTGTAGCGCTGCGCGACCGAGTCCTCGATGAAGTCGGCCATCCGTCGACGCGCGATGTTCTTGCGCCCGGCGGTCAGGCTCGCGGTGATTCCGGACTGGAAGATCGGACCGTCCGTCCTGTCGAGGCGGAGCGCCGCGATGCCGCGCTGCCGGAACTGGATGTAGTCGGGCAGGCCGAGCCCCGAGACGCCGCGCTGGAACCCCCGGATCGGGGCCATCACGTCGGAGACCGGCGAGCCGCTCTGGCCGGGGTTCTGCTCCGGCGGAAGGTTCGAGAGGACGGAGGCCATCCAGCCGTCCAGGCGGTCGTCGAGGAGTCCGTCCGCGAGGCTCGTGCCGAGCGCGGTCTTGAGCAGGAAGCCCACCGCCTCCGGCACGAAGTGGACGGCGCCCGGCCAGTTGTAGATGACGCGCTCGTCGCGGTTCGCGCCGACGCCCGGGTCGGCGTCCCCGAGGATGGTCCCCTCGGTCACCTGGCTGATCTCCGGGGAGATGACCGCCTCGCGGCCGAGGCCGCGCGAGCTCGCGTCGAGCACGTGGCTCTTGAGCTTCGCCCGGATGGTCGAGCTCGTGCGCGCGGCCCAGATGATGTTGGCGTCGCGCCCGGGCGGGTCGTCGGAGAGGAGCGAGTCGATCGCGGTCGAGTACAGCGCGTCGATGGCCGCCGCGCTGACCGCGTTCGGCGCCTGCACCGCCGCCGTGTAGACGAGGTCGCCGGCGGGGGTTCCGGGAGAGGTCCGCCCCTGAAGTCCGGAGAGCGGATCCCAGGAGGTCGCGGTCGGGGCGGCCGGGACGACGGAGGGCGTGAGGACCGTCGAGCCGACGATGGTGGCGTCGAGCGGGCGCGCGGGGACGGCGGCGCCGCCGGCCGCCGCGATGTTGAAGCCGGTCGCCGGCGCGGAGTCGCCCGCCGCGCCCGGGTGAACGCGGTACGGGAGCGCCGCGGTGGTCGTCCAGTCGAAGGTCGTTCCGTCGAGCTTCTCGAGAACGAGGATCGTCGCGCTGGTCACCGCGTTGACGCGGTAGGTCGCCGCGTTCGCGCCGAGCCCGGCCGCGCCGCCGATGACGCCGATGACCACGAGGTCGCCCACCTTCACGCCGCGGTTCACGAAGTCGCCGGAGGCGGAGGTGAAGGGCTGCGTCGCGGCCGGGAGGCCCGCGGCGGTGACGCTGCCGTCCGTCGCCCGGATGTAGTCGATGTCGCCGGTGAACTTCGCGGCGGCGCAGAGGCGCGCGCGGTTGGCCGCCGCCTTGAACTCGCGCCCCGCCGCGACCACCGCGGCCTGCACGGGCGTGATCGGCGTCGGGTCCGTGGCGCCCTTGCACGTGGGGAGCTGGCGGAAGATCCGGACGCCCTTGCTCGAGGCGAGGTTGGCGGCCACGGCGAGGAGCCGGCTGAACCGCTTGTTGCGCAGCGCGGCGAAGCCGTTGCCTCCCGAGACGCCGAACTCGCCCAGGGTCTCGTCGAAGCCGCCGAGCTTCGTCACGAGATCCTGCGCCGAGAAGATTTCCACCGGCACGGGCTTGGTGGTCACGGTCCCGGAGGCGTCCACGCTGACGCCAGAGCTCATGTCGGCGAACTCGCCGACGATGGCGACCACCCCGGTCTGGATGCCGGAGATGGAGCCGGGGGGCGCCGAGTCCACGATGACGGCGCCCTCGATCTGGGTGATGACGTCCGACCCGGGGTCGGACGCGAACCGCCTGATGAAGCCGGCCATCTGCGCCTCCTTGACAGTCCTGAGTTTTCTACCACAAGCGGACGGATCCGTCGCGCTACGACACGAGCGGATACACCAGTTCGAACGAGGAGAACCCCTTTGCGCCCGCCGCGGTCCAGGGAGCGTTGGTCCCGCCAGCGTACAGCTGAATCGTGCCGGAGGAGAGAAGCGCCGCGCTGCCGATGATCTGGACGCCGTTGTCCTGCGCGGCGATGACGGACACCATCGCCAGGTTGGGGATCAGCGACGCGGGCAGCCCGGTGAGCGTCATGGTCAGCGCGTTGCTCACGCCGGCCGCGGCGCGAACCTTCAGCGCCACGAGGTTGCCACCGAAGATGTGCGCGAGGAACGGAGTGTTCACGGCGGCGGTGAGCCCGGTGACCGCGAGGTTGCCGGAGACGAACTCGAACGGCGGCGAGACGGGGAACCAGGTCGTCGGCGCGAAGTGGTCGATCAGCTGCCAGAACGACGCGTCGGCCGCCACGCGGGCGATCTTTCCGACGTCGGCGAGCGTCATGGCGGCGGCGCGCATGGTCGGCGCGTCGGCGAACTCGAACGCGTGGAGCACGTGCATGTTCGCCAGAGTCAGGTCCTTGTGGAGAGGCATGCGTGCCACCCTTCCTAGACGGTCACCACCGTCATGCCGTTGTCCGTGACGGGCACGAGCAGGTTGTCCAGCACGAAGCTGCCGGACGGCGCGGTGGGGACGGGGCGACCGGCCGCGTCGACCACGGGCGGCGCCGGGAGCTGGCACGTCGAGGGGGCACCCACGCCGAACCCCATCGCGTCGATCAGGGAGACCCCCTCGATGGTCTGCCCCGCGGCGGCGCCGGGAACCTCGTTGAGCGTTCGCACCGGCACGGCTACATCCTCCCCGCCGAGAACGCCATGTCCGTCGGCGCGAACTCCGTTCTCTCGCCGATCTCCCGAAGGTCGAGCTTCGGCTGCCCGACCGCGAGACGCGGAATCTTGGCGACCACGACCATCGGCATGGCGGCGCGCACGCGCATCGTCGCGACGCGGTAGCGGCGCAGCGCGCTCTCGGAGGTGTCGTCGAAGGAGACGCCGGTCGGCTCGTACGAGGCGCGCACGCCGAAGTAGTGGGGCAGCTCGAGCATCGTCCCGTACATCCACGTCGTGGGCGCGATGAGGCGCGCCTCCAGCATGGCGACGAGGCCGCTGCGCTCCTTGCGGTCGGTCGCCCAGACCCCGACCCTGAGCTCCGTCTTGAGCTCGCAGGTCTGCACGAGGGAGGACCCCTCGACGTCCGCGTCGTCCGCCGCCGGCGTGAAGCGCGCCCCGTCGTACTCGCCGTCGGGCGCCGCCTCGACGATGGCGGAGGGGTACTTGGCCTGATCCTCCGCGCCCGCCCAGGTGTCGAAGACCTTGGCGAAGCGGAGGAGCCGCCCGCCCGGCATCGTCCACTCGAGCTGCTCGATGTACTCCGCGAGTCCGCGGCAGACGGCGGTCCGCGCGTCCGAGTCCTGGCGCAGGGAGAGCGTCGGGGCCGTCCCGGAGTCCGTCACGAGGCGCGTTCCTCCGGGCGGCGGGAGCGGCGGAGGCGGGTCCGGAAGGCGGGGATCCGTCATCGTCACCAGGCACGCTCCAGCTCGCGCACGATCTCCTCGAGCACGACGTCGGTCATCTTCGGGATGGAGGTCGTGAGCACCTTGCGGGCGCGAAGGCCGCGCACCTTGATGGCGCGTCGGATGGCGAACGCGGCGTTCTTGGCCTCCTTGGCCGACAGCCCCAGGCGACGCTGCGCCCAGCCCGCGATGACGTCGGGGGTGAACGGCGGCCCCTTCGCGCCCGGGCGGCGCCCCTCCTCGATCACGGCGGCGTAGGACGCGTCGTTGAAGACCTGAGCTCCGCCGCGGATCGGGCGGGAGCGCCACATCGACTTGTACTTCCCCGAGCTGAAGGCGCCGCCGCTGCCCTTCCCGGAGGGGTTGGCCGGCGGGGCGGTGTCCGTGGCCGTGTGGAGCAGCGGAATGCAGCGAGCGGCACCGGAGACGGCGCCGCGCTCCATGGCCTCCGGGATCTTCTCCTGCGCCAGCTTGAGCAGCCACGCCTCGTAGTCGCGCGCGTCGATGACGATCGTGCGCTCCATCAGAAGCCCCTCCCGGCGTCGGGCCGCTGGCGCTCCAGGCGGACCACCCACTCGAACTTCCCGGCGGCGTAGTGCGGCGCGCTCGTCGGGTAGAATCGGCGTCGCTCGACGTTGCCGGCGCGCCCGTCCGGGAGCGGGAACAGCACCTCGTAGAACACCGTCTCGTCGGGACGGAGCGGCGACCCGTCGTCGTGCCTCCCGAGGAGCTGATCCTCGGTGAACCTTCCGGAGACCTCGTCGAGCGTGACCTGCCCGACCTCGTCCAGGCCGACGGGCTGCACGATCTCCGTGAGCGAGGTCAGGTCGACGATGCGCGGCGTCGGGAGGATGACCACGTCCGAGGTCACCTGCTCGACCCCCACGCCGCGCTCTCCGCCCGTCCACGCGGAGCGGATGACGTGAACCTCGTACGGCCGCATGCCGAACTTCGTGCGGAGATCGCGCAGCATGTCGGCCACGGGCACGAGGCGGCGCGCCAGCGTCCTCGAGAGGTCGAGCCCGGAGAGGTCGGTGAAGCGGCGAGGGCGGACCGGGAAGGGCACGAGCTACCCCCTCACCGGGATGGAGCCCGCTCCGCTGCCCATCACGTTGCGGTAGCGCGCGCTGTACGGGTAGATCGGCACGCCCAGGATGTCGGCGAGGCGCGAGCCCCATCGCACGTACTCCCTGTCGAGCGCGTCCGTCTCGTCCTTCCGGATGGTGAGCTCGTCCAGCTTCTCGGCGGCGAGACGCGGCTGCGCGTCGACGAGCTGGTCCTCGATGCCGTCCATCACGCCGAGGATGCGGCGGACGCGGTCCTCGGCGGCGCCGATGACGTTGTTCATCGCCTGCTCGACGAGGAAGACGGTCTGGATCGGGCGGGGGATGCCGAGCTGGATGGACGCCGCGGGCTGCACCTCGATGTAGCCGAGGTGATACCTCACCCGCTCCTTCTCAGAATCGTTGAGCGCCACCAGCGTCCTCCGTCCACGTCGAGCTCCCGGCCGATCCTACACCGGGTCGAGCGGCACGCCCTGCTCCCGGATCGAGGCGAGGTCGTGCGAGACCGCGCGCACGATGCTGCCGCGCGCGAGCGTCGTGAGGCTTCCGCGCAGGTTGACGACGCGGGTCTCCCGGACGCGGAACGCCGGGCCGACCGGGGGCGGGGGCGTCGGCGGAGGGGGGACGAGCGCGGGCTCGCGCTTCGCCGCCTCGATGGCGCGCTGCAGCCTCTCCACGGTCGCGCTGCTCTCCGGGTTCGGGGGCGGAGGAGGGGGCGTGGGGTCGTGGATGGAAGGGTTCACCGGATCCGCCTCCGGCTTCGAGGGGGTCACGTCCAGAGGCTCGCCGGGGATGCCGGCGGCCGCCACAGGGTCCCACCCGCGCTTCTTTCCGCTGCTCGCCGGGGCCGCCATCTTCCGTCTCCGTCCTGGGCTTCGGTTCTCGAGGTTCAGAAAGCGGTGGCAGGGCTCGTCGCGATCTTCGCGCGGTTGACCGGCGGAAGCCCCCGCCGTGGGGTGAGCGCGATGACGGTGCGACGAGCCCTACGAGGACGCGGGGGGTGAGCACGAAGGCTCGGAGCGTCCGAGATGTCTCCGCCGGGGTTGGCGCCGAAGCGCCGAAAGGCGGGGCCACCATTGTTTCGGCAGGCGCGGTTCCGCGGCGCGAAGCCGGGGTTTGCGCTGGTGCCGTTCGACGGGCACGAGGCCCGTGCATGACGCGGCTCCCTGACACGCGACTCGGGAGAGTCGCAAGAGCCGGCGGGATGTCCAGCCTCGGTGTCAGCCTGGCTGGTGACGCTCTGTCGAGCGCACATCCCTGGTGCCGACGCGAGGTCGGCGCGATGCCCGCGCGAGGCGGGCAAAGTGATGGGGCGGCCGGCCTCGCCGACCGACCGCCCCGAGGTGTGGAGGAGGTCCCCCACCGGGTGCGCGCTCCTACGCGTGCTCGATGACGACCACGCGCTTGTAGCGGGCGGCGTCGCCGACGGTGGCGTCCGTGCGGGCCGGCCAGTCGCCGATGAACCGCCAGGACGTCGCGACGAGATCCTGGAGCCGGTTCAGCGGCGAGCGGATGATGAGCTGGATCCGGTCCGTGAAGACCTCGATGCCGTTGTTCGTGATCCGGGGCTCGCCCACGCGGCCGGTCACGCCGGCCTCGGTGATGAGCTGCGAGAGGTCCTGGTGGTACTCGTAGATCGCGCCCTGGCCCACGAGGAGCGAGTGCTCCACGGCGAGCCCGGCGGTCGTGCCGCCGACGAACAGCTCGAGGCCGAGCGGGTCCGCCGGGTCGTAGCTCGCCGTCGCGCCGCCCGACACGGTCTGGGCGATGGGCGCCTCGCTGTTCCGGAAGAACGCGATGCCGAGGAGCTGCCCGATCGCGAACTGCTTGTACATGTAGTAGTCGGGCAGGGCAGTGAGCAGCCGCTGGAACTCGTTGTCGGCGAACAGCTCGCCCTCGGCCCGGGGGCTGAGGTGGCAGTGGAACTGTCCGTCCGGCTGCTCGGGGACGTTCTGCTGGCGGAAGCGGGCCACGGCGGAGCGCATGTCGGCGAGCGTGAGGATGTTCGCCGCCACGAGCGCGTCGATGGTGGTGCCGCCCCCGACCCGCTGGATCACGCTGGCGTCGGTCGCCACGACCGCGGCGCGGAGCGCGAACGCGGCGATGTTCGCGGCGAGCGTGAGCGTGCCGGGACCGACCTCGTCGCCGGGCGTCGCGGCCGCGAAGCCGACGATGGAGACGGCCACGCCTCCGACGGTCGCGGCGAGCGGGTTCGCGGCGGAGACGGCGTCGAAGCGCACCGGCGAGCCGCCGGCGAGCAGCGGGTTGCGCGCGCGGGTGAACCCGCCGAGACGGGCCACCGGAACCAGGTTGGTCGGCGCGACGGCCGCCGCGGTCGTGACGGTGTTGCCGCTCGCGCCGATGTTGTAGAGGCGGTCGCGCACGACGCGGTTCAGCGCCTGCCCGGCGGAGAGGCCGAGCTGGTGCGCGTTCCGGAGGAACAGGTTGGCGATCGCCACGATGCTCGTCGGCATGTGCGTGTCGATCGTGTCCGCGTACTGCTGGAGCTGCGCGGTCCACTGCTCGCTCTGGTAGGACGAGGGCAGGGGGTCGACGCCGGGCGGGAGGGCGGCCATCTTCGGCTTGATGAGCCCCACGCCCGAGAAGACCATCGTGTCGCCGACGCTGGCCGGCCAGACCTGCGGCGTCGCCTCTCCGCGGAAGAGGAGCCGGGGGAACAGCGCGTCGTGGAACGCGCGCTCGAGGAGGTTCTCCTGGACGATGGCCCGGATCTCCGGGGCCTGGAGGATGGTAGAGAAGTCCGGCATCGCTCGTCTCCTTCTTGGGTGGCGCCTGATCGAGCTGGCGCGAGGTTACGTCCTGCGGCTCTGACCTGTCAACAAACCTCGATGCTTCTTGCCTCGGCCGCAAGGAGGCGAGCGACGCCGCGCGCCGGCTACACCGTCGGCGAGCTGATGCCCATCTTCTGCAGCCTGTCGTTGAACTCCTGCTTCGACACCTTCCGCCCGTCGAACTGCCCGTCTCGCGCGGCCGCGGCGGCGATCTGCCCCGGCGTGGCGGGGGCCGGCGTCGTGCCGGCGGTGCCCGTGTTCGCGGGAACCTCCTTCACGCCGAACAGGTACGGCTTGGAGGCGCGCAGCGCCTCGAACCACTTGGCCTCGTCGAACTTGCCGAGCTCCTCCTCCGTCTTCCCGGAGAGGTCGCGCTTGAGGAGCGCGATGGCGTAGTCGACGTCGGTGACGCCCGACATGATCGCCTTCTCGCGCAGGGCCTGCTCCGCCTCCTGCGCCTCCAGCCGCTTCTCGAGGTCGCGGGCGCGGGCGGTCGCGCGGTTCGTGCGCTCCCGGTACGCCTGGACATCGTGATCGAACTGCTTCCGCGCGCGCTCGTAGCGCTCCCACGCCTTCCGCCCGGCGCCGTGCGTCGGGCGCTCCGGCGGCGTCGGGGGCTGCTCGCCGTTGGGACGAGCGCTCGCCGCCGCGCCGGCCGGCCGCTCCTCGCGGCGGGGCTCCCGCCGGTGCCCGTCGCGGAGCTGCCGGAGAGCGTCATCGAGGGAGGCGAAGCCCGCCGCCTTGGCCTGCTCCTCGAGCGCCGCGCGCTCGCGGGCCGCGCCGCGCTTCGCCGCGTCCTCCTTGATGCGCTTGTAGGCGCCGGGGGAGAGCACCTGGACCTTGCCGTCCGCCAGGGTCACCGTCCCGTCGCTGTTCGGGGTCGCGCCGGCCGCGGCCGCCTTCGCGGCCTCCGCCTTCTCCGCCGCCGCCTTCGCCTCGGCCGCCTTCTTGGCCTCGGCCTCCGCCTGCGTCTTCTGCTCCTCGGGAGTCATGTGCGCCTCGTCCGGTTTCCCGGCTGTTCACCGCCGCCGTGCGCGTGCACGACGAGGATGCACTTTCGATTCGCCGGGGGCGAGGTCTCCGCCCCCGGCTACGTGGAACTGCCTACGCCTTCGGGTTCGGCGCGAACAGCGTCGCGAAGTCGGTGCTCGACCTCGGGACGTACTCGAGCACGAAGGCGGTGACCGCGGCCTGGAAGGTGAGCGTCGTCCCGTCGTCCGAGAGCGTCGCGACGTGCGCGGTGCCCGCGCCGATGGCGGTCGGGGTGCCGCCGGAGTCCGTCACGATGGCGGGGCCAGCGGCGAGCGTGCCCGCCGTGACGCGGAGCGTGCCGACCTCCAGGATGGCCGGGAGCAGGTCGGTCGCGCCCAGGCTCTTGAGGCCCTGGTTGATGGTCGCGGCGGCGCGCGCGGCGGCCGTGGTGATGTTCTGCGCGGCCGCGGACGCGAGGCCGACGAACGTCACCTTCACCGGGTCGAGCACCTTGGCCAGGGCGATCCTGCGGAGGGCGTCGGCGAGCTGGTCCGGCGAGGCGCGGTCGAGCGCCTGCTGGAGCGTGTCGTTCTTCGTGGCGGTGACGGGCATCTTTTCTCTCCTTCTGCGGTGGGTGGGCGACGGGGCCTACGCCCGCTCGCCGAGGAACACCTTCACGGTGGTGAGGGTCGCGACGACCCGCTGGAGGCTGAGGGCGGTGACCGGCACGGTCTGGTTGATGAGCACGAGGAACGTCTCGAACGGGATGATCTGCGCCGCCCCGTCCGCGGTGGTGACGATGGCGTCGACCTTCCCGCCGAGCGACTTGAGCACGACGACGTGCGCGCCCACCACGCCGCCGAAGTTGACCGGCTGCGCCGGGTCGGCGGAGAGGTCGATGGAGTCGGCGTGCTTGTGCCGGAGCACGACGCGCTCGTCGATCGAGGCGATGACGTCGAAGTCCCCGCTCGCCGGCGGCGTGAGCGGGGTGACGGCATACGACCCCTGAAGCGTGAACGCGTCGCTCACGCGCTACTCGGAGCGGCCGCCCGGGGTCATCGAGCCGAGGGTGAAGGGCGAGGGGTCCGGCGCCTTCGGCATGTTCACCGTCGGGAGCCGCTGCTCCTCCGGGATCGCCACGACCTCGTCCTTGTACGAGCCGTTCTCGCGGTCGTACTTGGTCACGACGTCCGGGGTGCTGCCCTCGCCGACGCCGGAGGCGAGCTCGCTGTTCTTCGTGCTCATCTTGCTTCTCCTCGATCTCTTCGCTCGCCTACTTCGCGGCGAAGGGGTGGGGGATCGTCTCCGGGGGCGGCTTCGTGCCCTTCTCGTGCTCGGCGCGGTCCTGGTACCGGCCGTACCTGTCGTCGTACACCTGCGTGACGTCCTTCTGCGGGCCCTGCCCGGCCTTCTGGCCGAGCTCCTTCCAGTTGGGCTGGTCCGGCATGGCTCACTTCCCTCCGAGCTTGAACGGCGACTTCGTGGCGGGGGCGGGGGCGCCGTTGCGCGCGTGCGCCTGGTCGGCGACCGCGGTGCTGTACGTGCCACCGGCGACGGGGGTCGGGACGCCGGCCGCGACGTCGTACCCCTCGAGCGGCTGGACGTTCGACGGCTGAACGTGCTTCTCCGCGATCTGGCGGAGGGAGCGGTGGACGCCGGGGGTGGCCTTGTGCATGAGCTCCTCCTACCGCTGCTTCTTGAGGTTGGCGAAGGGGAACGGCGCCTCGGACTCGAACGAGTAGTCGGAGGGCTTCATGCTGGCGAACCCGACGTCACCCTTGGCCGCGCGCTCCGGGTGCTCCGGCTCGAGCGCGATCTGCTTCATGCTGCCGTGGAAGTCCGCCTCGCGGTGCGTCACGCCGGGCCGGATGAGGACCGGCTCGTCGTGGGGGATGCTGGTGTTCCAGAGCTGCTTGGTGGCCATCGCGCGCCTCTCTGCCAGGGAAGACTACGCGGAGACGCGCGCGCGCGCAAGATTCGGCTGGAGGAGGGGGTCAGAGGTACTTCTTGCCTCCGCCGGGCAGAAGCACGTACCTGCCACCACGGGGACCGGACTGCTGCTGGGCCGCGCGTCCGTACTCGCGCGACTTCGCGGCCATCGCGCTGGCCAGCTTCGGGAACCCCTCCCGCGCGGCGCGGCTCGCTGACGCGGCCATGTGCGTGCTCGCCTCGTGCATGCTCGCGACCTGCGAGTCGGGATGGTGATGGCTCTCCCCCGGCGGCTTGAACATGCCGCCGGAGACGTGCGACGTGCGCGACTGCGCGCGAGCGCTCTGCTGCCTCGCCTCGTAGATGCGCGGACCCGACTCCGGCATCTTCACCCGCGGGGTCCCGCCGAACGGGCGGAAGGAGCTTCCGGGAGGATCGTAGCGTCGGCCGGCCATGACCTACCCCTTCCCCTTCCCGCCGCCCTTGATCTTCCCGCCCATCCGCTTGTAGACGTGCGCGACGACGGCCCAGGGGTCGTCGTACTTCTCCTCGCCGTCGCCCTCGGGGTCGACCGCCTCCTTCGCGCGATCCCACTTCGCCTCGTCGCCGACCCAGGCGGGCGGGTTCTCCTCGGGGTCGAACCCGGCCATCAGCTTCTTGAGCTGACCGTCGTGCTTCCCGTCGTTGACCCGCTTCCCCTCCTCGTGGACGAACTTCGCGACGGCCGCGTCGTCCTCGTCCTCCTCCTCGTCCTCGTCGTCGGTCTCGTCCTCCTCCGCGCCGTCCTCCCCGCCGCCCTCGTCCTCGCCCTTCTCGTCGCGCTCCTCACGCTCCTCGTCGTCCTCGTCCTCCTCGCGCTCGTCCTCCTCGTCCGGGCGCTTGCCCTTCTTGCCCTTCTTGCCCTGCTCGGCGAACGCCTTCAGCTTCTTCGGGGGGATGCGAGACATGTGACCTCCTGAGGTGCGTCGAGGCTACCGCGCGCGTCGCCTGCCGGCAAGAAGGTGAACAGCGCGCAGCTCCGGCAGGAGAAGTTCGTCCAGTCGGCGGCGACGACGTGGTCGAGACATCGGTCGTAGAGCGGGCAGTGGACGTTCCGGTGCGTCCTGACGGCGGCGAGGTCCCCGACGCGAAACGCCGCCTCGAGGCGCTCCGGCGCCGCCCGCGCGTCGAGCTCCGGGATCTCCGTCAGCGGGCCGCGGCGCCTCACAGCCACACCTTCCGGCCGCCGTCCCAGATCCAGGCGGAGATTCCCCACTCCCGCCGCCACGGCTGGATGGTCGCGCGGTCGTTCGGGCGGTTGGGCGGCGCGAACCACGGTCCGGCCGCGGAGAGCCGCGCCGCCTCCTTCTCGCCGACCTCGCCCGGGTCCGCGTCGGGGAACCGGAACTCGCCGTCTGCGTCCACGACCTGCCCGTGCATGGCGAGCGAGTCGGGCGCCACGCGGTCGTCCAGGGGCTGGAGGGTGTCGTCGTCCACGTGCTCCGACCAGCGCTTCTTGATGTCCGGCAGGACGTCCGCCGCCTCCTTGATGCCGTCCGCGTTCGTGGAGTTGATGGCCCAGGAGGTCTCGGTCCGAACGATGCGCTCGCCCTGCCACCACTCCGCCGCGGCCGCCTCGGGGATCATCTCGATGGCCTGCGCCGTCGTCTTCTCCATCGCCAGGGCGAGCGAGGTCTGCTCGTGGACCTTGGTGAAGAGGCGCGCGCCCCAGCGCGCCATGCTCCTCCGGTGCATCGTGTCGAGCGAGGCGCGCCGCTTCGTGACCAGCTCGCGCAGCTTCCAGGCCGAGTCGATGGGAACCGTCACCTCGGCGCCCGTGAAGTGCTTCTCGAGCCTGGCGATGCCGCGCGCGAGCGCGCGGACCGAGTCGACGCTCGCCTCCGAGGTCACGTCCGCGAGCTCGCCGGCCATCCCGGCGGCGAGACCCCGCTGCCCGAGGCGGAGCTGCGCCAGGACGATGCGCTGCTGGTGGGTCGTGAACGTGTCCCCCAGGCCGGCGCGGAGCCGCGTGCGGAGCGCGCGCGCCAGGGCGTCGTGGGCCTCGTCGTAGAGGCGCTTCAGGCGGGGGAGGGCGCGGCGGTCCGCCACGCGCGCGAGGCGCCGCCGGTGCTCGGCCAGCGCCTCGTAGAACGGAACCAGGCTCTTGCGCGCCGCGGGCACGTCCTAGTACGGGTTGCCGCCGCCATCGTCCTCGTCGGGGCCGCCCCCTCCGCCGTCGTCCGCGTCCCCGCCCCCCTCCGGACCCTCCCGCCCTTCCCCGCCCTCCCCGGGCTCGCCGCGAGGCTCCCGGGGCTCTCCGTCGGGGTCGAGCGCGCCGACCGGGAAGACGACCTCGCCCTCGTCCGGCCAGAAGAGGTTGCAGCAGCCGTGGGTCGCGGAGACGGGCGCGCGCACCTGGATGTGCATGCAGCTGCCCTCGTCCTCGCTCGGACCGGGCGCGACATAGCGGCAGGTCCCGCAGGAGAACCCGCCCGCGTCGGCGTCGATCTCCATGTACCCGACGCCGATCTTCCGGACGATGATCGCCTCCTCGGACGTCTCGTCGGGCACGGCCCCCTCGCCCCCGTGCTCCTCCTCCCGGGCCTCGTGCATGAGGTCGAGCACCGCGCCGCCGTAGTCGGCGCTTCCGCCGGGCACCGGGTTCATCGTGTCGAGCATCGCCTTCAGCTTCCTCGCGTCGGCCATGACCTCAGTCCTTTCCCTTCCGCGCGCCCGGGTCGTGCTTCGGATCGCCCCGGTCGCCCTTCGCCGTCTTCTGCGAGGAGTCCACCCCGTCCTCGCGCGCCTCGTCGTGCACGTCGTCGTGGCAGTCCGCGCAGAGGGTGACGAGGTTGTTCGCCTCGTTCTTGTGCCCCTTCTTCGAGAGCCACTCCGACTCGACGATTCCGCCCTTGTGGTGGACGGTGATCGGCTTGTCGCGCCCGCCGTGCCGCTTGCAGCGGTACTTGTCACGCCGCATCACCTCGAGCACGAGCGAGGAAGGGAGCCCGCCCTCGCCGTCGTTCTCGAGCTCCACGCCGTGCTCGTCCGCCTCCCGCCGCATGGTGTCGAGCGCCTTGCGGTCCGCGGGAGAACGCTTCGGACGCTTCTCTCCGTCCCCGGCGCGCCGCCGGGCCTTCTCGTACCTGACGGCGGCCTCGCCCACGCTCAGCCCCTGTACCCGGTCGCGACCCGGTTCGTGGGGTCGGGCCCGCGGTCGATCTCGACGATGGCCCAGCTCGGACCCTTCGCGGCAACGCGCTCCGCCGTCGGCGCGCAGAGCGCGCAGAAGCAGAGATCGGAGGTCTTGAGCATGTTCCCGGCCGTCGTCGGGACGACCGGAAGGTTCCCGCCGGCCCGCGCGGCGAGCACGCCCATCAGCTGGGGGCTTCGCTGCACGAGCTCGGCGACGGGCGCGAAGACCTTGATGCGGATGGCCGGCGGCCCCTTGCAGGCGGCGCAGCGCCGCCCCGCCCACGCGACGCGCGCGTGCATCTCCTGCGGCGTCTCCCGCCCGCCCGCGAACTTCTTGACGTGGATGATCTTGCCGTCGCTCATCGTCACCCTCACGGCTCCCACCAGAAGCCGAACGAGATTCCGGTTCCGGACATCCGCCTGTACCGCTTGAACTTCTCCATCTCGGCGGGGCTCCCCGGGCGCGGCGCGGCCGCCTCGCGCCAGGCGAGCCAGCGCCTCCGGGGCGGGCGCGCGCGAGAGCGGCGGGCGCCCGTCACGCGCCTTCCGCCGCGTCCGCGGCGATCCACGCCGCGTTCCAGCGCGTCGTCTTCCAGAACGCGGGCCTGATCTTCTCCGCCTTCGGGTGGGCGAACAGCTGCTGGTCCGACATGCTGGAGTACACGGCGTTGAAGACCCGCCGCGCGCGATCTCCCCAGCGACGCCACTGCTTCGCCGGGACCTTGTGCACGTTCATCGTCGTCATGCGCTCCTCCTCTGCGCCGGCTCTCCCCAGCTTCGCGCGACCTCGCGCCAGGAGAAGGCGCCGGCCCCGCGCCCGAGACGAACCGCCCTGTCGTCCAGGAACACGTCCACGTTCACCGGCTTCCCGCCGCGCCCGTCGTCGACCGCGGCGAAGACGCCAGGCAGCTCCCGCTCCACGAACTCGAGCATCTGACGGTGGCGGGCGCGGTTCACAGCCAGCATCTTCTCCCAGGCGCCGCGCGAAGTCACGCCGGCGCGCACGAGCGGGTCGAGCTCCGGGGAGTCGAGGAGGGCCGGCGAGGCCCGGGCGGACCAGAGCAGCAGGTGGTGCCCGGCGCGCCGGAGCGCGAGGAGGCCCGCCCTCGCCCCGGGGAGGAAGCGGAGCGGGGACGTCACGTCGTCGTAGCGGCGGTCCATCGAGACGATCGTGCCGTCGAAGTCCACCGCGAAGATCACGGGGCCATCCTCCTCGACGCTTCCGCGTTGACCGCCTCGGACCACTCCGCCACCCGTGGGCCATCCTCGTTGTCGAGGCAGTAATTCCCGACCTCCCACGCGAGCGCGCTTCTCGTGACGGGCTCGGCGTAGGCCACCCAGGCGTCGAGCGGCGCGCAAGCTGGGTACGCGCGCTGCCATCCGGAGCAGTAGGGAATGCCCGAGTAGTCGCAGACGAAGAGGCCGGCCTGCCACGTCACCGTGCCGGAGAAGGCGCATCGCTCGCGCGCGACCGCGACCACCACGTCGGCGCCGGGCGGAGGCGCGCCGACGTGGGTGACCGGGCCCGCCCCCTGGGAAGGGCAGGGCGCGCAGGCGGCGAGCGCCAGGATGACGATCAGGAACCTCACCGGCAAACGCTCCGCAGGATCTTGAGGTTCCGGATGTACCCGGGGAAGTTCCCCACGTTGGCGCCTGCGCCACTCGCGCCGAGCGTGATGGTGCCAGACGGCGGCGAGACCTCTGGCACTGAACCTCCAGGAAGCACCGTCTGACTCACACCGTCGAATGCCAAGGTCGGTGCTGCACCGACCGCGAAACCAGCCGCGATCCTGTGCGGCGTCCCCGCCGCGAACGGTGTAACCACAGAAGAGAAAAACACACTGTTTGGTGCGTTTGTCCCCGCTGCGAAAATGCTTCCCGAACTAGAGGCCGAAAGACCAGAACCACCAGTCACGCCATACGTTCCGATCATCCAAGGCCAGTGATCTCCGCTAGGAAGTACAATCCACGATCCACCGTTCTCTGGCGTGAACGTGCCGTCCCCGCACAAGGCGCTTTGTACCGTAGCGGGGTTCGCGACCGTCACACCATCGGCGTTGCGCGCGACGGCGACGGTCGTCGTCGGGACGTAGCTCGTGGCGTAGGAACCAACCTCGAACTGCGCGCCTCCGAAGATTCCTCCGACGTTGAACGTAACAGTGAACTGCCCGTCGTGAACGGACGGCGTGACAGAAACCGTCGCCGCCGTCGAGGAGCAGGTGAGCATCAAACGCGCAGGCGTCGTGCCGAACGTTCCGTAGGCCCATCCGTCCGTCGTGGCCGTGGCCGTCGTGCAGACCCCACCGTCGGAGCGAGCGCAGGAACAGCCAGTGGCACCTCCCGTGAGCCCCCCCATCCTGATCGACTCGACCTTGGACCCGGCGTCGGCCGCCACCCACGACGAGAACGTGAACGGACCGGTGGAAGACGCGACCGTCACCGTCTGAAAGCGAATGTCCGTCGCGGCCCCGGTGCACTGCACCTTGTCCAGCGTGCCCGGAGTCCAGCCCGGAATCGTTCCTTGATTCGCCGTGACGGTGCAAGTTCCGGACGTCGTCCACGCGACGTTGTCTAGCGCCTCGGACTGAAGCGCAAGGTTCGTTCTCGTGGGCTCTCCGAGCCCACCGCACTTCGTCACCGCGGTGTCCTCACAACCGACGCGCAGGATGCCCGCAGGAGCGGTCCAGAGGTTCCCGTCCGGCGTCGTGTACGTGCCCGTCATGGCGCGCGCGACGGAGATCGACGCGCCGCTCGTCGCGAGCATGCCGAAGACGCGCTGCTGAACCGTCCCCGCGGTCACTTCCACGAACGGCGTGGTAGAGCACGCCACCTCCACAATCGTTCCGGTGAAGGGCGCACCGATCCCGCCGAAGACACCGATGGTCGCGGGGTTCGCGACGGCCGCCGTGATCGGCGTGACTGCCGTCGCCGTCGTCCCGAGGTTCAGCTTGATGAAGTGCGAAGTGCCGGAACGGCCCCACGACACGACCGCCGGAGCATTCGCGACCGCGGAGTTGGCGGTGTCGGTGAAAACTCCGTTGCTCCAGATCCTGGCCGCGCCCGTCCCGCTGAACTGCGCGATCCACCCGAGGTTGGGCGTCGCGTTCGAGTTCGCGGCGATGGTGGGCGCGGCGGCGAATGTGGCCGGGATCACCACCGCGTGGCAGGAGTAGTCGCCCGTGAACTGCAACGGGTTCGTCGCCGGAATCGAGTAGTAGTTGAGCGTCGAATATGGACCAGATCCCTTTTGCTGCGCTCCGGAGAAGCCGCTCGGGTAGAACGGCGACGCGACGTTCTGCGGCACGGTGCCGTTCTGCGTCCAGTCGGGACCGATGATGGGGACGAGCTTGGCTCCATCGAAGATGACGTGTGAAACAACGTTCGCGTCGTCGGGGATCCGTCCCGTCGTGGAGAACGGCAGACTGACGACGACGGGCGTGTCACCGCCGAGCGACGCGGAACCGCGGAGCTGGCTGGCAGGCTGCGGCTGGAGCGCGTGGTACGCGCGCGCCGAGACGAGAGCCGGGACGAGCAGGGTGACGAGAAGCAGAAGCTTCGCGCGCATGATGGAACCTCCTCCCGGACGGCGAGCCTACGGCGACGGGGCGTAGGAGTTGAGCGTGCAGGTGCCGGTGCCGGCGGCGGTGATGAAGGCGACGCCGTTGTACCCGTTGCGCAGGCAGATCAGCTCGACGGCGGGCCCGAACATCGGGTTGTCGGTGATGAGCGCGGTGAGCGGCAGGGTCCCGACGCGCCAGAAGACCGTGGTGGTGCAGGCGACGCGGTAGCACGTTCCGCCCGAGAGCGTGGGCGTGCTCGCGCTCACGACCGAGACGGAGACGCCCGCGACGGGCGGCCCCTGGATCGGGTACGCGAACTGCGACGGGTCCGCGGCGAGAACGATCCCGACGAGAAGAAGCAAGGACGCGGCCGCGAGCAGGATCCTCTTGATCATGTGCGTGTTCCTCCGTTGGGTTCGGAACAAGATCAGTACCAGCCCGCGCGGGGACCGGCAAGCCGGGTCAGGCGCGCGGGCCCGCGAGGAGCGAGGCGGCGTCCGCCGCCGCCAGCACCTCGAGCTCGTCCCGGTCGTAGAGCGGCACGGTCGGGCGCCCGGGCTCGAGGTGCAGCAGCTTCTGCCGGAGCGCCCCGAGCGCGGCGAAGGCGGCGAGCCGCTCCGGGGTCAGCCCGGGGAACGCGGCCGCGGCCTCCGCCGCCGTGAGCCACCCGGCGGTCGGATCCGTCACGGCGCGCGCCCCGGAGAGCGCGCGAGCTCTGCCTCGACCTCTTCCCAGGACACGGAGGCGCGAACCCAGATCACGCCGGCGGGCTCCTCCCGCCAGACGAGGAGCTTGCCGGTGTGGAGCAGGCGGGCGACGTCGTCCGGCGTGACGGTCGGGTGCGCGAGGTAGACCTCCGCCTCCCTGCCCCAGCCCTGGCCGTAGGGCGGCCGATGGATGACCGTGGGGATCGCGTCCCTGTTGGGAAACGCGGTGCGCGTCACACGTTGCCTCCCTCGGGCCCGCCGCCGAAGTCTCCGCCGCCGGGAGGCAGCATCTGCTCCATCACGCGGCGCTCCTCCTCCTCCTTCTCCGTCCGGATCTTCTCGAGCATCTGGGGCACGTCCTCGATGTGGAACATCGAGGCGACGTACCCGCTCGCGTGCTCCCTGTCGATGAGCCCGGAGTCCTTCGCCTTGCCGGCCGCCGTGACGGCGTTCTGGACGTCGGTGAGCGACGGCGGGAAGTAGGGGCCCCACTGGAGCTGCGGGTTCCCGCCCGGCCCGAGCTCGCGCTTCACGGTCTTGACCGTGCCGTCCGGCTGGGGCTCCAGCTTCGGCGGGAGCGCGACCGTCTGCACGACGACGGACGGCTTCTCGCCGTCCGCGGGCGCCGCCACCGGGCGAGGCTTGGAGATCCGCTTGACCGCGCGAACCGCGATGTCGAGCACGGGCAGCACGCCCTTCTGCCCGTACTGCTCGCGGAGCACGTCGGCCTTCGAGAGCATCGAGGAGTAGACGCGCTCGATCTCCGTGGCCGTCTTCTGGACGGCGTCGTCGGGGTTGTCGAGGACGCACTGCGCGACCTCGAGCGCGTAGGCCCTGAGCTTGTCCGCCGCCTTGAACGCCGACTCCGGTCCGGAGCCGGTGAGCTCGAGGTACTTCGCGTTCGAGTTGGCGGGAAGCTTGATGGCGTGGCGCGAGCCCTTCTGGACCTCCGGCATCTGGGCGTCCGTCGTGATGACGGTGGTCGGGTCGCAGTTCGCGATGACGCCGACGTTCGCCTGCGCGACGAGCGCGTCGATGCTCTCGATGAGGTCGTAGATCCCGTGGCAGTCGGGGTCGCCGTCTACGGAGTCCTGCACCGGAAGGTTCTGGAGCCAGACCACCGGGCAGAAGCCGAGCCCGTGCTTGACCTCTTCCTGCACCACCCACTCCGGCTCGGACCCGTCCTCCGGAACCTCGGCAGGCTCGTACAGCGTGTCGTTCTCCTCGTCGATGACGCGGCGGTACCAGTGAGGCACCTCCTCCCACTTCCCGGTGTACTCGTCGCGCCGCTCGACCGGGTACTGGTAGCGCTTCTCGATGGAGCGGAGACGGAGCGTCGAGCGGTCGGCGAAGTCGGGGATGCACCAACGGGCGTCGTGAACCTCGAAGCGCGGGCGGCCGTCCACGAGCTGGAAGCCGAGCGCGACGGAGCCCATCGCGCCCCCGTAGGTGCGCGCCTGGACCATCGACGGCCAGAGCCGCCCCTCCTCCGCGAGCGCGCGCATGTAGTCTTCGGTCTTCGGGTCCCCCTCGACGCGAACCTCCGGGTGGTGCCGCTCGGAGAACAGCAGCCCGGTGAAGCGGTCGACGATGACCTTGGCGAGCGCGTAGGGCGCGCTCGGCCGCCGGAACTTCAGCGGCAGCATCGCGCTCGAGGCGTCGTAGAAGCCGGGCGGGATGAACCCCGCCGTCGCGATGACCTCGCGGTCGAGCCCCTCGCTCCTCTTCGAGCCGTCCCAGTCGGTCGCGCGCGCGTCGTAGTGCTGGCAGCGGTACCAGGCCCAGAGGTCGTTCAGGGCCTGCTGCCGGGGGGAGAGGCCGAGGCGGGCGATGCCGTCCATCACCTGGCGCCCGGCCGCGCCGGCGAGCTTCCTCGCGGCGTAGGGTTCGACCTTCGTCGCGCTGCTCATGCGGGGTGGTCCTCCGCCCCGCACTCTGCCACGAACCGGGGGCGCGCCGCCAGCGCGTCCCGCGCCGGGCCCCACCCTCCCGGCGCCGCCGGAGACCTCCCGCCGCTTCGGCTGGTCTCCGCCCGCTACCGATCCCGGCGGGCTCCGGTCGGCCGCCCCGCGTTCCGCCGCAGCTCGCCCGCGTGAACGCCTACGACTTCACCTTCACACCGACTTCCAGACCTCACCTGTCCACGGTGAAGCATGTTGGTGCGGCGTGCCGTCTTCGCACTCTGAACAGTCGACGCCTTGCATGCTCGTGGAAATAGTCCCCGGCGGGCGCAGAATAAATACCGCGGCCTCCGCACGCCCGCGCTCGGTGCGGAGCCAGCGCCTGCGCTTGCGGGAGCGGATGCTCACGGGGTTCTGATCTTGACCTGCGCCTGCCACACGTTCGCCGGGTCGATGATCCCGTCCGGGAACCTCGGGCCCTTCAGGAGAGCGGCGGCCGCCTCAGCCGACGCGCGCTCCTCGCGCTCGGCGCGGGTCCTCTCCCGCCTCCGGAGGCGGCGCTTTCGGTTGGAGCGGCTCACCGCGAGAGCATCTTGTCGCCGACGTGGTCGAGGCGCTGGGCCGCCTCCGACGCCCGCGTGACGATGTCGGCGAGCCGCCCCGCCCCCTCCTGCGTCGGGTCCGTGGTGAGCTTCGCCGCGGCGGCGGCGGCCGCCTCCGCGCAGGAGCGCGCCGCCTCCTTGGCCGCCTGCGCCATCTCGATCTCCTGCGACAGGATGACGGGCTCGGGATCGCGGGGACGCCGCTGCGCCTCGAGCACGCCGGCGATGTGGGAACGGAACGGGTCCGGGGGCGGGTCCCCGACCGCGCGCTGCGCCGTGTCGGACGCGAGCTCGCGCAGCAGTCGCTCGAAGCAGGGGATGCACCCGAACATGGGGCGGGCGTGCGCGCAACCGGGCGCGGCCACTCGCCCCGCCGCCTTCCGCGCCTCGTCGTGGACGATCGCCAGCTCCAGGCACTCCAGGCAGCCGTCCACGGCCACGGGGTGCTTCTGCAGGTGCACCGACGCCTGTCCGTTCGTCACGTCACGCCTCCTTGGCGACCTGGCAGAACACCACCGTCGTCCTCTCCGGGTCCGGCTCCGCCTTGCCCTGCGCCGCGAGGATTCTCCGCGCGTGCGCCAAGATCCCGCGGTCGGAGCCGTCCTCCACGTCGGGGAGCCCGAACGTGGCCTTGTGCTCGTCGCAGAGGCCGAGCCCCAGAAGCCCCATCGGCATCACGCCCTCGAGCGGAGCGCGCGGGCGGATCTCCACGACGGGCATCCAGCGCGTCGGGTTCGTGCATTCCTTGAGGCAGCACGTCGCCGTGCCGTTGTACATCGACGCCATCTCCGGGTAGGCGCCGGCTACCACCTTCCCGTCCGGACCGATCACCGTCACAGGCGGGTCTCCGCGAGGACCCCACGAGTCGCGACGCAGCGGTCGCAGGCGCAGGCGGCGCCGTGCGTGGTCATCCACGCCTCGAGCGCGCGGCGGAGAGCGACGACGTCCGTGTGGCGGCGGCCGACCTCGGCGGAGAGCCGCGTGACCTCCGCGGCGTGCCCGGACACCTGAGCGGCCACGACGCCGCCCGGGGAGAGCTGCGGACGCTCCGGAACCCGCGCCTCGGTCGCGGGGAGGGGGTCACCCGGAACGGGCGGGGGAGGCGGGACGTTGACGACGGGCGGCTTGGCCATGTGCTCCTCCTGGTGGGAAGACCTACTCGTCGCGCTCCGCGAGCGCGGAGTCAAGGGGTCGGTCGCAGCTTGCGCAGCCACGTGTAGACGCACTCGTCGCAGGGGCGCGACGAGGCGACGCCGTGCTCGCACGTCAGGGTGATCGACACGATGTCCTCGCGGAGCATCCGCGCCGCGCGCCACGCCTTCCAGCGCTCGAAGTCCGCGACGTTGTACTCGAAGTCCAGCTTGCTCGACATCTTCTTCGCGCCGGGCCGCAGGCGGAAGCGGATCACGGGCTCCCCCTTGACGTTCGGGCCTCTCGCCGGCGTCGGAGTCCCGTGAGCCACCTGAAGAGGAGGCAGGAGCTCGGAGCGGAGGTCCCGCTCGAACTCCACGCTGGAGATCCACTCGTCAGGCACACCCGGCCCTCCACCTGGCGAGGAACCAACGATCCTTGTCCCTGTTCGCCCACGCCTTGAGGCCGATCACGTCCTCCTCGCTCGCCACTGGCACGCCAAGGATGACGTCCGGGAACCGCGTCAGGAACGGACGCCGCGGCCTGTCCGCGTAGATGAAGTCGACCTTGACGCGCGAGTGCGAGACGAATCCGCGAAGCTGCGGAAGCACGACCTCCCGCACCGTGGAGCCGCCGCTGCCCGTCCCGTCCTCGAGCCCTCCCGGCGCGTGCTCGCAGAGGAAGTCGAGGTCGCTCGCGGCGACGTCGTGCCCGCGGAGGCGGAGCGCGGCGGTCCCCACGAGCACGAACCGCCCTCGCTCGATCATCCGCATCGCCTCGAGCACGGGCCCCGGGCTGAAGCCCGCCAGCATGACGGCGGCCGACAGCGCCTCGTGCCGCTCTCGACGCGCCGGGTCCCCGTCCGGCCAGCCGGGCGGCAGGCCCTCCGGAAGCTCGTCCCAGTTCCACCGCCGAGAGAACGCGACGCGGAACTGCCAAGCGAGCTCGCCAAGCGCGCTCACGACTTCTTCGGCTTGAGCGGCGCGACCCGCGGCTGACGCCCGCGCGCCAACTCGATCAGGCGGTTGCACTGCTCGGTGGTGAACTTTCCGATGTGCGCCTCCTCCACGGAGAGACCCATCGCCTCCTGCAGCCAGCGGTAGGCCGCGCGGCGGCTCATCAGGCCCTTCTTCCACAGCGCGTCGAGCGAGGCGTGCGCCATGACCCGCGCCTCCCGGGTGGCCTTGTCCGCCGGAACGCCAAGTGGGGCGCCGGTGCTCTGGTGCGCGCCGTGCGTCCCACGGCACGTCGGGAAGCGGACGCAGCCCCAGAACCGCCCGTAGCGGGAGAGCCGCAGCTCCATCGGCGAGCCGCACTCCCCGCAGCGCGGCTCCGGATCGCAGACCGGAGCATCGTCATCCGGGGCGGCGGGCGCAACGAGGTCGAGGACGGCGCCCGGAGTCAGGAAGTCGCAGACGCGCTTCGCCAGCTTCCCCGCCTCGACGTGGTCCACGAGCGGCTGCGCCAGCGCGTGGATGTCCTGCGCGTCCCCCCACGAGACGTACCGCAGGACCGCGCGTCGCTCGGGAACCGGACCCAGCCGGCGCCGCAATTCCTCCGCCTCGGCACGGGACGCGGCCTCGCGCGCGATGATCTCCTGCGTCATCGACCACAGCGTGTTCGGCGTGCCCGGTCGGCCGCAGCCCGCGGCCTCGAAGAAGACGAGCACGTCCGTCATGACCTCGCTTCCGACGTAGGCCAGCTCGGCGTCCTTCACGAACCGCTCGGCGGCCTCCGCCCGCCTCGTCGCCGCGGCGATGGCGGCCCGGGCCTCGTCCCGCTCCTTCTGCATGCTGTCGTACATCCGGCTGAACGCGAGCTCGTGCCGGCGCGCCCGGTCCCGCTCCGCCTCGACGGCCCGGTGGGCGGCGAGGAGAGCGGGACGCGAGTCCTTGAAGAGAAGCGCGTGCCCCTTAGCTTGCGCCATTCCCAACTCGCGGCCCTCCTCCCGAACGGCGTCCACGAGAGCGGCGAACGCGGACACCTGCGACGCGGCGGGGGCGGGCGCTACAGGGCCGTGCGGATTCAAGCACGCGGGGGAACACGAGCCCACCAAGTGCGGGAAGGCGTTGTGCTCGCACGTCACGAGGTAGTCGTTCATCGATTCCTCCGGGAGAGGGCGCGGGCGCTCTCGCAGTGATGCCAGTGTGCGGGTTCGCCACCGACCGGCAGGCGCGGTTCTTGGCACCAGCACCGCGTCCCGTCCGGCAGCACGCGCTTCGCCTGCGCGTCGAGCGCCTCCCGGTACTCGCGCAGGCGGGTGAGGAGGGCATGTTGATCCGCGGCCACGAGCGGCCCCTGGGGACCGTTCCGAGCCGCCGTCGCGATCAGGGCCTTGATCAGCGCCTCGTCGCTCGGTCCCGCGTCCGCAGGGGGCGCGGCGCCGTCAGGCTTGGCGGCGTGGTGGAAGCACGTCTTGCCGTACTCGCCGTGTCCGTCTTCGTTGCAGGCTCGCGCGGGCGCCTCCGCAGGGGAGGGGGCGACGGCCGGCGACTCCGCCGCCCCCATCGTCACTGAGGCACGACCGGCGGGTTCCAGTCGTAGCCCAGCGGGCTCCGTTGCGGGATCGGTCCGGTGTTCAGACGCATCACCTCCTCGTTGCTGCGCTGGGGGTTCGATGGCGGAGGGGGCGGGCTCGAGGTACTCGCGGGGCAGCGTCCGCTTCCCCGGCACGCCGTCCACGAAGTCGGCCACGCGCTCGCGCGCCGCCTGGAGGAGCACCACGGCGTCGGTCAGGGCGAGGTCGGCGCCCGCGGCCTCGACCGATCCCATCGCGTCGTAGATGGCGCGCTCCGCCGGGGAGAACAGGTCCACGCAGGCCCGCCTCGGCACACCACAGGTGAGACGGGAGTCCGGGGCCGCCTCCGCGCGCGGATGCTGAGGACAGTCGCAGGTCGCGGTGCCCGGGCAAGCGCAGCCGCTCCAGTCGTCCGGCGCAATCTCGACGCCTCGGCAGCCTTCCGGACAACTAGGGACCACTTCAGCCGAGAAGAAGCGTTGCCCCTTCCCAGGCACGGGCTCGGCCGTCGTGCCGTCGAAGCCACGCTTCCGCCCCAGAGCCTGCCAGGCACGGTTCGCGCGCTCCTGCGGCGACTCGGGCTCGAGCCCCCCGACCACCATGTACGGGACCGGCTTCCAGGCGGCCCAGAGGATCTCCTTTTCCTCGTCCTCGGTCATCTCGAATTCTCTGCGCATGATTACTCCCTTGCCCGCGCCGCGGCGATCTTGGCGCTGGCGCGTCGTCGCTCCGCGCTCACGGCTCGCTCCACGCCACCATGGCCGCCCGCGCGGCCTCCCGTCTCTCCCGCTTGGTCCTGGCGAGCATGAACTCCCGCTGCGCGTTCAGGATCCGGCGGGAGCGGACGAGCTCGTCCGCGAGGCGGTCCACGCGCAGGGAGAGAAAGGCGGCGTCCTCGAGCACGTCCGGGAGCGGCGGACGCTCCGGAGCGGGCTGCGGGACGAGCGCGACGGCCAGCAGGACGCAGAGCACCATCCCAGCGACGCAGAGAGCGAAGACACGCGCGGGCGTCATCATGGTTCCCTCGTCGTGACGGAGTGGAACTCCCGGAGCCGCTCCTGCCACGAGACGTCGAGCACGCCGCGGAGCGCGCGCCGCCGCAGCTTCTTCAGGCAGGCCGGGCAGGTGACGGTGCGCGGGCCGCGCTTTGGCTTCTGGAGCGTCAGGGTCTCGGTCCCCATGCACGGCCTGTAGGCGCGGCAGAGCGCCCAGGCTCCGTCCCGCGCGTGGACGGCCTGCGAGAAGTCGACGGTCACGCTTGCCTCCTGGCCGGCCCGCTCCGGCACGTCTTGCACCACGGGCAGTTGCGGATCTGCCCGCCGGCCATCCGCCGAAGCCCGAACTGACACAGCGGCCGCAGCTTCCGGCAGCGCGGGCAGAGCATCGTGATGAAGACCTCGTTCCCGTCGGCGTCGAAGACGCGCGGCGGGCGCGGAGCGCGCGAGCGCGGGGGCGCCCGCTTCCTGCCGAGCGCGGCGGCGAGGTCAGCCACGGGACCTCCACGCGCGAATCTTGAGCTGCGCGTCGAAGACGCGCTCCTGCTGGTCGGCGATGATGCTGGGCAGGTCGGCGATGGCGATGGTGCTAGACAGGACAGACGGTAGCATCACAAGCTGGGACTGCGCGAGCGACGACATCTCCTCCGCGACCCTCAGGATGGCGTGCCGCTCGTCGAGCATGTACGCGACGGCCGCCGCCTCCGCGCCCTCCGAGCAGATCCGCTGCCGCTCCTCGAAGGCGCCCCTCTTCTCGCCGTGCCGGCACGCCACGCCCAGCAGCCAGCTCGCGACGACGACGAACAGAACGGGGTGAACCCCGTCGAAGACGACGCGCCAGTCAGACACCGACGGACTCCTTCCTTCCGTCCCGGATCTTCGCGACGAGCTCGCCGCGCTTCCGAGCGATCATGGCGTGCCTCGAGCAGCGCGGCACCCGCTGGAACCCCACGATGTGCGTCGCCGGCCGCCCGCAGGCGCGGGCTCGGCGCTCTTGGATCGGGGTTACCCAGGCCATGCACACCTCGTCAGCCATGATGCCTCCAGAACACGATCAGCGCGCGCGTCTCGTCCAGCTTCTGTCGCGCCGTCTCCCAACCCTCCTCCGCCTTGCCCCCCGGACCGAAGTCTTCGGAGCCGGACAGCCACTCGGCGATCCCGACGACCGTCTCGAGCTCGGCCAGCATCGCGGCGCGCTCCGACAGGATGTGGCCGGACGCCGCGGCGTCGCTGTCCCACTCCCCGATCCGCTTGCCCAGGCGGTACGCCCAGCGCGTCGCGGCGGCGGCGGCGACGCAGACCACGATGACGGCGAGCGCGATCACTTCCAGCCCCTGTTCCCGTTGAACGACAGGGCCTCCTCCTTCGCCGCCTCCTCCGCGGCCTGGAGCAGCGGGTCGTACGGACCGCCCGTGCGCCGGTCGATGAGACGAACCTCGCCGCGCAGCACGCGCCTGTCGCCGCCGCGCATCCGCGGCATGGGACCGAGGAGCGGGTTGCGTGGCTTGAGCTCCACCTCGACGACCACGTACCCGCCGCCGGTGTCCGCCTCGAGCAGGGCCGCGACATCCTCGAAGCCCAGCTCCTCTCCGCGCAGGAGCACGGAGATGTGCTCGAAGTCGGGATGGTCGCGAGTGATCCTCACGGCGGCGCGAGCTCCCAGCAGCCGATCTCGCGCATATTGACGAGCACCGTCTCCCGGCGTTCGCGCGTGATCTCCGACCACACGCCTTTGCCGCCGTGACTCCGCATCTCGCGCATGAAGACCAGGCGGCCGCACCAGTCACACTGGAAGTAGGAGTCGGGTGAGTCGGCCAGCAGCTCGGCCGCGCCGGGCGGCCGCTGGTGAACGACATCCCTGTCGACCAGAAGCGCCGCGGCCTCCCGCGCCAGACGCAGCTCCTCGACCTCGACGTGACACCCCATCACGCCTCCGACGGGTACATCTCCCAGCAGCCGACGACGCCGGGCCCGAGGTCGTCGACCCTCTCCTTCGGCTGATCGGACCACACCGCGGTTCCGCCGTGCGACCGCATCTCCTTCATCGGCACGATGCGCTCGCACCAGCCACAGCGGAACCACCCCTCGAGCGTGGGCGGGTCCGGCTGCTGGTGCACCACGACGACGCGCGAGAGAAGCGCGGCGGCGCGAAACGCGCGGTCCCGCTCCTCCTTCCGCGTGACGATCCTCAAGCCGCCTCCTCGGGCGCGTCAGCCACGGGGGCCGTCCCTTCCGACGAGCTCCCAGCAGGGAACGCTGCCGTGATTCTCCTTTGCGACCTCCCGCGCCGTCCGCGCCTCGTCCACGAAGCGCGAGCTGCCGACGCGGATCAGGTGGTCGAACCCGACGCCGCACCACTCGCACCTCCACCCTGCTCGAGAGGCGTGATGGAGGACGGCTTCCTCGCGCAGCTCGAAGACGGCCAGCCGCGCGTCGAGCTCCTCCGACGTCAGCGAGCCATCGTGTCCAGAGACCCGGCCCACGCGCGCACGCCCTCTCCGCCCCCGGTCCGCGCCGCCTCCCGCGCGATCCACGAGGCCATCAGGCGGTCCCCCGTGTGCTTCCGCGGGTCGTAGTAGAGCATCTCGAGGATCCACGCTTCCACCTCGGGATGAGACTTGCCCCCCTCGGACGGGATTATCCACTTTCCGTTGTCCATCTCGGCGGAGAGGGACTCGACGCCGTACTCGATGTTCATCTTGTTGCGCCCCGTCGTGAACGGCTTGACCGGCACGGAGGAGCGGTCGACGACGTCCTGCAAGATGTAGTCTTGGGCGGCGTTGTCCTCGACCATGACGATGCCGTTGAAGCGGGCGTGGACGTGGATGATGCGGTTGACGATCTCGCTCTTGCGCCAGCGCCCGGTCTGGATGTTGAGCACCTGTCGCGAGCCGTCCGGGTGCACGATGATGGTGAACAGGCAGGTGAAGTCCGCGCTGGCGTCGCGCTTCACGGCCAGGTCGACCCCGGTGTAGACGCGGTGACCCGCCGGAACCTCTCGCAGGCCACCCCAGAGACGCATGCCGGCGCCGAGCGCCTTGCAGGCGTCGATGCTCTTTTGGTGGAAGCGGCTCTGCGCGTCGTCGCGCGCGAGGCAGAGCATCGTGCGGGCGAACTCGCCGGCGCGCGCGGAGTCGAGCTTGGTCTTCGTCTCGAGGATGCGCTTCGTGGGCCAGCGCTCCGGCCAGCGCGGCTCTCCCGTCTCGTCGTCCACCACCGGGTAGCGGAGCGCCTTCCACCCCGGCTGGCGCGCGAGGCGGTGGAGGAAGTCCTGCGGGTGCCAGGCGTTCCCCACGACGATGACGCGCCCGTTCGTGTCGAGACGCCCCTCGACCAGGGAGTTGTACCAGACCCACATGTCCTCCATCTGCTTTGCGGAGTTGGTGTTCTGGTCGTCGAGGATGTCGTCGATGACGAGGAGGTCGAGGCGGTTGCCGATGAGGGACCGCGAGCTCGCGCCGAACGCCTGGACGCTGGGCTCCTTCATGCCGGGGTTGTTGCGCTCGACGGTGATGGCGTGCGTGGTCCACGAGTCGCGCGCGGTCGTGCTCTTGCGGAGGTGGGGGAAGACGGCCCTGAGCTCCTCGCTCTTGAGGACGAGGTTCCCGACGGTCGTCACGATCTTCGTGGCGAGGTTGTCCGTCCTGGAGATGACGGCGACGCGCAGCGCGGTGTTCCTCCCCAGCTCCCAGAGCACGCGGCCGATCGACAGCTGCTGCGTCTTCCCGCTCTCGGGGTGGGACCAGATCAGCACCCGGTTGTGGTGCGACACCTCCCACTGCCACGCCTTGTGAACGGGTGCCTGGCGGATCGGGACGTTCGTCTTCTCGTCCCGCATCACGAACTGCATGAAGGCGTTGACGTCGTCCCGCGCGACGCGGGCGCGCAGCTGCCGCGCGTGGCGCAGCTTCCGGCGAACGGCCGTGGCGGCGAAGCCAGAGGGGTTCACGAGCGGCGCGCGCGGCGACGCGCGTCCTCCTCCAGCATGGACGCCGAGGCGGAGGCGAACATCGCCTCGGTCAGCTTCTGGGTGCGGCACGCCGACGTCACGTCGTGAGCTGGCATCGGTCGCTGGTGCGTGACGCACCAGTTCTTCCTGGGGTACGTCCTCCCGTTCTCGTACAGGTCGTCAGCCACGACCCGGGCGGCCATGGCCAGCGGAAGCGGCGGAACGTGGCGGTACTCTTCCGCTAGCTCGAGCGCCCTCTCCACCGAGTCCGTCGCGAAGGTCTCGTCGAACTCGATCTCGAGACCGTTCTGTTGCACGACCTCGAACCTGACGGTGATCGCCCTCACGCAGGGGCTCACAGGCACGCGCCCCGCACGGGATGGGCAGCGAGTGCCCGCTCGATCTCCGCGCCCGGCCGCCGCCTGATGTGCTGCCCGACGAACCCCCCGCTGCCGTCGGGGCAGGTCTCACCCATGCGCCCGACGTGCGCGTCCTTCCTGGCGCGGCACATCCAGCACCGCTCCCCGTCCCACCGCTCCACCGCGCGAGCGCGCTCGCGGCGCTCCTGCCATCGAGCGAGCGCCGCGCGAAGCCGCTTGAACCACGCCTTGAGCCGCGTCATGACCTCTCCCTTCACGGTGCGGGCGGAGGCGGAGACCCGGAACCGCCGCGGCCCTTGCCGTCGTCGTCGGGCGGCGGGGTGCCGTCCGCCGCCTGCTTCCCGCCCTGGATGACGGTGAGCTCGCGCGGGGCGGCCGCGGTCGTGAGCGCCTCGCGCGCCTCCTGCTCGATGACCTTGAGCTCCTCCAGGCACTGCTCCATGGACATGTCGTCCACGTCGTCGGCCGCGCCGCCGATGCCGAGGATGTCGGTAGGCTTCCCGAGGATGAGGCGGCTCATCACGATGGCGCGGTGGGCCGTCTCCCCCGCGAACTTCGACGCCCGCGAGATGTCGAGGATGAGCTTCGCCGCCTTCTCCGGGTCCACCTTTAGCTGCGGGTCCGAGAGCACCGCCTCGAGCCGAGGCGCGAGCTTGTGGATGCCGACGAGCAGCGGGCGCATCGACGCCATGGCCGCGATGCTGTTCCGCCGCGCGAGGTCGGCCGCCTGCCCCTCCTCCACGCGCGACTTGATGGCCTCCGCCCTGACCTCCTCGCGCCGCCTCTCCTGCTCCTCGCGCTCCCGCTCCTTCAGGCGCGCCACCTCGAGCAGGGCGTCCCTCTGCTCCTCCTCCAGCACGAGCCGAATCGGGCGCGCCCACGGGAGATTCTTCCAGCCCTTCTCCCAGACGCGGCGCATGGCCTTCCTGTCGGACATGCCGGACCTGCGGAGGGCGTGCGCGTAGTTGCCGGGGGCCTCCCGGAAGGCGGCGACGAGGATGTCGTACAGCTCGCGGGTGTAGGGGACGCGGCCTGAGCCCATGCGGGAAACTCTCCCTCCGAGGGGCGGCGGCGGTCAAGGGGGAGGTTCCGGCGGGCCGCGCGGGCGCCTTTCCTCCCCGGGGAGGGGCGGGAGGAGGGGGGCGGGGCGGCGCGAGGCTCCCCGGGGCGCCGGGGAGGTGCCGGGAACCTCCGGGGGCGGCCGGCCCGGGCTAGGGGACGTCGGGCCCCTTTCCGGCGAAGAGGGCCGAGGCGGCGGCGAGGCGGCCGCGGAAGGCGACGTCGTCCTCCCCGGGGTGGCGCAGGAACCCCCCAGTCGCGCGCCACCCTGTCGAGCCGGTCGCCGTCGGCGAAGTCGGCCACGTAGTCGAGCGAGCGGTCCCGGAGCTGCTCGGCGGCCCACCAGGCGGCCCAGGGCTCGAGGTCCGGCTCCCAGACGTGCGAGGCGGCGATCGCCCCGAGGCGCGTGCCCCTGTGCATCCCCTTCCTCAGGGAAACGGTCGGCCCCTGCCGGGTCGTCACGCGCAGCGCCCCGCGGAACAGATTCGGATTCTTCGGATCGCTCTTGGCCCACCAGCGCTCGGCGGCGCCGGACTCGGCCAGCTCCAGCGCGAAGTCCTCCTTCGACAGCCCGAGGCGCTCCGCCGCCTCTTCCAAGGTCACCCAGCTCATCGCGCCCTCGCCCCGTCCTCGACGAGCTCGGCGGCGAGCATGGCCGCCAGCCTGTTCACGTCCTCGTCCCACAGGTGCGTCGAGTCGAGCAGGGACCCGGCCCACCCGTCCGCCCCGCGCCACACCCCGGAGTCGCGCTCCCTTCTGGCGACGGCCTCGAGCGAGGTGTCGCCGTCGAACGACACCACCCGCACGACGACGGCGCGCACCGTGTCCTGCGTCCAGCAGCTGTACGACGTCGCCTGCTTGAACGCCCGGTCCTGCGGAGAAAAGATCGACCACGAGACCGTCCAGGAAGTGCGCGCGACGGAGCGCGCGAACTCGAGGACGGGCACGCCGGCGCGCGCGGCCGCCTCGTCCCAGGAGATCCAGCTCACCGCCGCCTCGTCTTGCTCTCGCGGAGCATCTTCAGCTCCTTGGCCAGGCGCGCGCGATGCGCGTCCACCTCGAGGTGCTCGGCCGCCGCGGCGGCGAGGGCGCCGTCCACGTCCGGGCCCCAGACGTGCGACACGAAGGCCACGTCGTCGCCGGTCTTGACGGCCCACCACGGCACGCCAAGCCTGCCCTCCTTCACCGCGACGATCCCGCGCGCCCACGTCTCGCCGCGAAGCCTGGCGTTCCTTCTGTTCCTGACCACCACCCGATGCTGAAGCACGTCGGCGAGGTCTCCGCCGGACAGGCCGCGCGCGGCGGCCGCCTCCTCGATCGGCACCCAGCTCACCCGCGCTCCGCCCCGATGAACCGCGCGCCGCACCGAAAGCACGCGGGCGGCAGGTTCACCCTGGTTATTCCAATCAGGACCGGCATCACGTTCGTCTGGCACACCGGGCAGAAGTAGTGCGTTCGCCCCCTCCTCACCGCGACGCCCCCCGTCCCGAGCAGCGCGGCGGCGCGCTCCGCGAGGAACACGTCGACGTCGCCTCTCCACACGTGGCTGACCATGCAGACCAGCACGTCGCCGCCCCACGAAGGCGTGGGTCGCACGTTCCCCTTTCTGACGCGAACCGGCCAGGCGGACACGCCAGGCACGTTGGCCAGCAGAAGCGTCATCCCGTCCGGCCTCCGCATGTCCGGCGGCGTCGTCCCGAGAACGAAGTGCCGCGCGAACCACACCCAACCGTTCAGCGAGTCCCCCAGCTCCCGCGCCAGGTCCAAGGCGAGAAGCTCGCTCGCCTCGTCGAGTGGCACCCAGAGCTCGAGATCGACGTTCACCGCCACGCCGACCCCCTGTCAGGACGGCAGCTCGGGCACAGCACCGAGTAGGGCGGCCCGTTCATGTCCTCCACCGTGACGGACCCCGTGTCGCTGCACACCCTGCACGACGACATCATTCGCGCGGCGCCGTCGGCGAGCACGCGATCCACGTCCCGCTCGCGCACGAGGAAGCGGTCGACGTCGGAGAACAGCGGCTTCCCCTCCGGCCCCCTGAGCTCAAGCAGTGGTGCGTACCCCAGCAGCAGGCCGGCCATCGCCTCTGGGGAAAGCCCCGCGCGCTCCGCCGCCTTCCTGACGGTCAGCCAGCCGGTCATCGCCGCTTCCAAGGGCCGACGGACGCGGTCGATTCGTGCTCCGTCCGGGGAACCTGCTGCTGACGGTCGCGCAGGATGCGCTCCGACGCGCGCGCGGCGACCTCCTCGATCTGGTCCGGCGGCACGAACAGCGCGCCGCACTCCGCACACACCGTCATCTCCTCCACGAAGGTGTCGGACGGCCAACGCTCCGTGGAACCTCTGGCGGTGGCGAGAACGACGCGAAGCATCAACGTCCCGGCGTGCTCGTGGCTCGCGCTCACCCGGCCAGCTCCTCTTCCGATCCGCCGTTCGACAGCAACCGCGCCGACTGCTCCGCCAGGTGCTCCACGTACCACGCGACGAACCGCTCGACGTCCGGACGCCAAAAGTAGGAGTCGTCTCCGGGCGGCTTCCAGCGTCCGAGAGCGTCGCGGCGCTGCCAGGCGAACCGCAGCTCCGGAGGTCCGCCAACCCCCTTCGGGAAGGCCAGCTCTCGCCCGTTGAAGGGACTCGTCTCCGCCATCCGCGCGTGCCTCGGCCACGGCCCGCACCTCCACTCACCTCGGCACCCGCAGTCGCCGAGGTCGAGCAGCTCGGCCGCGCGCGCTTCCGACAGCCACATCCCCTCGTCGTGGCGGTGCCACGGCGTCTTCGGCGACACGCAGCGCAGCCACATTCCCTCGTCGAACGAGAAGATCATCGAAGGCCGCGGCACTCGCACCTCTCCCGGATCCCCTGGTTGACAACCTGGCCAGTTCCCCCGCATCGGCGGCACCGGCTCGACAGCATGCGCTCCGCGCGACGCGCCACCCACGCGCTGAAGTCCTCCGCGTGCAGGTGCGAGAACATGAACGTCTTGGGCCCATAAGGGCTCCACCGGTACGTGCCGGTGAACTGCTCCACCCCGCGGCGCAGCTCCGTCTTCACCAGCGAGACGTCGAAGATCATGCCCGGCGGCGCGAGCGAGCTCTCCAGGTCGAACACGAGGTCTACCCAGTCGATGTACCCGGCCTCCCGCGCGGCCGCCTTCACGGTGAGCCACTCGCTCACGGTCGCCTGGCCGATCCGCCGCACATCGGGCACGGAACCACCGCTCGCATCGGCGGCTTCGACGGAACGAACCCCTTTCCGAAGCACACCTTGCACGTGCTCACGAGGCGCGCGGCGCGGTCGGCGGCCCACACCTCGAGGTCCCCGGAGTGGACGTGCGTGGCCTTGAACGCGCCGAGCGAGCGCGACCGCAGGCTGACCTCGTCGAACCGGTTGCCCTGCGCACCGATCCCTTTGGGCGTCCAGATGTGCCACACACGCACGTTCGGCCACGCCGGCGTGAGCTCGACAGACGGCGGAAGCTGCCCACTCGACAGCAGGGATCCAGAGCGAGACAGCTCCGTTGCCAGGTCCCCGACCGTGGTCCGGAGGACGTCGGCCGCCTCCTCCAGCGTGATCCACTCGTCAGCCACGGGACCTCACCGCCGGAGCGTCGACTTCTAGCATCAGGACGACGCGGCGCGCCATCCAGTTTTCCAGGTAGCTTGCGAGGATCTCCGTCGGCCCCTGGTCCATGCTGGCGTCGTCGAAGAGGACGGACGGGAGCGAACGCAGGAGGTCGTTCTTGTCGGCAAACCCGGCGCGCTCCGCGGCCTCCTCGAGCGGGATCCATCCGTCGTCGGTCACGCCCGAGGTCTTGCCCTCCGCGCCGCGCATTCTCAGCCGGCTGAGAGCAGCCGCGCTGCGCGCAGCGCGATCCACTCCACGACGGCGCGCCTCCGCACGTGCGTCGCGCGGTGCTCGCGCGTGTTCCAGTCGTACAGGTGCCTGCTGCCGCGCCAGCCTACGAGCTCGAGCGCGGGCAGGCGGTTGAGCAGGTTGGCGGCGCCCCAGCGGTAGTGCGAAACCCCCCGCGGGTAAAATGAAATCTCGCGGTCGCTCAGGCACTTATAGAACTGCCACGGCTCCATGCAGAGGAGCGCGGCCGCTGCGTCCAACGATACCCACCCGCGCGGGAGACGCCCGACGACGGCCCCGCGCTGCCTCACGACGTCCGCTTTCTGATGCTACCGCAGTGCTCGTGCGGCAACGGTGCCGTCGTCAGCGCGGCCTCCACGCTCCACCCCTTCAGCAAGCGCTGCCGTATTGTGGACTTGCCAATGTCGACGCGCCGAGACCACTCCGTAAGCGTGCACTCCTCACCCCGGAACGTCAGCATGTGGTTCTGCCTGGAGTTGCTACGCTGCTCAGCCCACGTCGCCCACCGGCAGTTGCCGGGCTCGTAGTTTCCGTCACGGTTGGGGTAGCGGTCCAGCGTCTTCCCGACGGGACGTTCGCCCATGTCGGCGAGGAACGCCTCGAAGGAGCGCCATCGCTCGCAGACCTCGATTCCGCGCCCCCCGTAGTTAGACCACGCGTGGTGCGCCGGCCGCGTGCACCGCTCGATCATGGCCTGCCAGCTCTTGTACGTGCGGGACGGCTTGCCGTCAGAACCGTAAGAGTGCCCGTGCTTCCGACGCAGGCTCATGGACTGAGACTTGCCCGGAACGTGCCGCTATTCCCGCGGGTACACCATCTGGCACTCCGGGCAGCGCTCCTTCGTCCCGAGCGGGACGCAGAAGAGGGCGCAGCGGTAGCAGAACGCGACGTGCGCGAGCGGCGCCAGCGGGTTGTGCGGGCGCGCCTCGAGATCGTTCGGCACGAGGCGGAGGCGCGGAAGCGCGGAGCTGGAGACGGTGGCACCCATGGCGAGCACATCACCAACATAGCCGAGACCTCTGACAAGTCAAGGAAGGGCGGCACGGGGGCGCCTCGTCCGAGGCACCACGAGGAGATCGGGCTGCTCAGCGCGGGGCGCCGCGGGCGCGGCGATGACCGCCTGGGAGAGCCGGCGCGCCGCCCTCCTGGCCCACGCCAGGTCGAGCTCGACGCCGACCGCGCGACGTCCCTCCACCTTCGCGGCCTCCAAGAACGCGCCGGAGCCGCAGAAGGGATCGATCACCTCGTCGCCCGGGTCGGAGAACAGCCGCACGAGCTCGACGCCCAGGCCGACCGGCTTCTCCGTGGGGTGCCCGCCGCGCACGACGGCGTGGCGGAAGACCGCGTCACGCCCGTGCCCGTTCCAGCGCATCCGACCGACGTCGTCGCGGTGGAGGATCGCGACCGCCTCGTACCCCATCCCGGGGCGGTCACCCGACTTCTGGGGCGCGCCGGTGCGGAGCTTGTCCCAGATCCCCAGGCGCACGAACCGCACGCCCGGCGGCGGGTCGTCCTCCAAGTGGACGGCCATCCTGTACTCCAGCGTCATCACCACCCAGGCGCGGGTGACGCGGCACGCCTCGCGCGCCAGCTCGCGCACCTGCTCCTCGGAGAACGGCGCGAACAGGATGGGCGACTTGTCGCCCGCCCCCTCCCGGTTCGTGCGCGCCCCCTCGTGCGTCCGCGGGTCGTAGGGAGGGTCGGTCAGGACGAGGCCGGCGGATCGGTCGGGGCGCGCGCGGAGCAGCTCCATCCCGTCGCCGTGGACAACGACGGCTCCCTGCCCCTTCCCCGCGTCGAGCAGGACGTCAAGCACGGGGCGCGCCCTCGCGCAGGTCGGCGGCGTGCTCGACGAGCCCGCGCATGAACACGCGCGCCGCCGCGACGTTCTCCGCCCGGTTCCACCAGAGGTTCACGCCCGACGGGTGGGGCAGAACGGCGACCAGCATCTCGCCCTCCGCCCACTCGTGCTGCAGCCAGCGGAGCGGCGCCTCGATTCCCAGCCCGAACGCACGCTCGACGTTCCACCCCAGCAGGACGACGTGGTGCCCGTCAAGGAGAGGCAGCAGGCGCGCCGCGGCCGCGCGGGCGGCCGGGAGCGGGAAGCGGTCCCCCTTCTCGCCGGCGCGGCCCGGCCAGGCGCCGAGGAGGTTCCACAGCTCGAAGACCTCCGCGAGCCGCTCCTCCGGAAGCCCCGCCGCGTCCGCGAGGCGGCGCCCGACGCGCCCGCCCCGCAGCGGGCCGAGCGGGGCGCCGCCCGGCCCGGGCGCCTGCCCGACCAGCACAGGACGAAGAGGACGGAGCCCGCTCACGAGATTGTTCCCCACGGGATCAGCCCCGCCGCCCTTTCCGCGGCCCACGGCTCCAAGTCTGGTTCCCACACGCGCGGCCCGTGCGTCACCCGGATCTTGCCGCTGAAGCACTTGCGCGGAGGATGCATCACCAAGGACGTGCCGTTCCGGTGCGTGACGAGCATCATCTTGGAAAGCTCGTCGGGGAGCAGCCCCAGGCGGTCGGCCGCGTCGCTCAGCGAAATCCAGCTCACCTCTCCCGCTCCTCGACCATCTGCCTGAGCTCCGCGCTCCGGATCTCCTTCACGCGGACGATCTCCATCCCCCGCTCGTCCACCTTCGGAAGCGCGGAAAGGTCCACGCCCGGCCTGAGCTTGAGCGGCGTGTCGAACCCGCGCCACGCTCCCTTCACGACGTGCTGCGGGCGGCGGAAGCGGCGCCGCGTCGTGACGACGCCCGGCCACGCCCGCTCGAGCGACCGCGCCATCTTGAGGCGCCCGTCGCCCTTGTAGAGCTCGGCCGCGTTCCCGCCCTTCATCGTCATGGTCGTCATCTTCCACGCGAGGAAGGCGTTGAAGAGGACCGTGCACCAGCCGGCGGAGAGCACCTGGAGGCAGAGGTCGGTGTCCTCGTTGTAGCGGCCGCGCCAGCGGAACGGCAGGTCGTTCAGGATCAGCAGCGCCGAGTAGACGTGGACGTTCAGGTAGAAGGGCGGCTGCTTCGTCTTGTTCACCGAGAACATGTAGTAGTTGAGGCCCGCGATCGCGACGTTCTCGTAGCGGTCGACGAAGTCTTCGGAGGCGGCGAGCGCGACGCCGGCCTCGCACCGGATCTTCCGCGCCTTCCAGCGGCGCCAGATGCCGGAGATGTTGTCGTCGAAGATCCAGTGCCGCTCCGCGCCGGAAGCCTTCGCGTGCTCCCAGACAAAGTTGCGGACGGGGATCGAGCCCAGGCCGAGGTTCGAGAAGGGCGTCACCAGCAGCGGGCCGCCCCCGAACTCCCGCGCGTACAGCTCCCGCTCCTGCGGCTCCACCACCAGGCGGAAGGGCACCCCATCCTTCACGAACGCGCGGGCGGTCAGGCAGCAGTCATGCCGCCCCTTCGAGATCACGTACACCGGGTAGCGCGGGAGCGTCACGGGGACCTCGGGCGCAGCGGGGTGGTGAACTTCGACCAGACGCGCCCCATGCTGGCGCTTGGGACGCCGTTGCGCCGCACGATCTTGATGCCGCGCCCGGGCCACCGCCGCTGGATCTCGTGGGCCTTCCGCAGCTTCCCGTCGCCCAGGTAGGCGTCGGTCATCCCGCCCTTCATCGACATGGTCTGTGCCTTCTCGATGCCGAAGGCGCAGACGAGGATCGTGCAGTGGCCGGCCACGAGCACCTGAAGAGAGTAGTCGGTGTCGTGGTGCGCCACCCCGCGCCAGCGGAACGGCAGACGGTTGTCCACCAGCACGCACGAGTAGACCTGACGGTTCACGAGGAACGGCCGCGAGCGGTCCTGGAAGACGGTGTGCTGAAGGCCCGCGATGCCCACGTTCTCGTAGCCGTCCACCAGCTCCTCGACCTCGCGGAGCGCCGGCCCGCCCCTCACCCGGACGCGCTTGCCGTCGACGTAGCCTCGGATTCCTCGGATGTTGTCGTCGAGCTGCCAGTGCCTCGCGTCGCCAGCCGCGACGGAGCGCTCCTTGACGGCGTTCCTCGCGGGCGTGGCGGTCCCGGCGTCGCGGAAGGGGAGAATCAGCAGGCGCTCGCGCCCGAACTCCGCGGCGTACAGGTCGGCCTCGTGCGGCTCCACGGCGATGATGAACGGCACCCCGTCGCGGAGCAGGAACCTCGCCGTCAGGCAGCGGTCGCTCCTGCCCTTGGAGAGCACGTACACGGGGTAGCGCGGGAGAGCCCCGGTCACGCCGCCTCGGGAGGCGCGGGCGGGGGCTCCTCCTTCGTCTCGAAGCGCACGGACGCGGAGTCCTCGCGGTCGGTCCACGGCCAGCGCGTCGACCACGTGCTGCCCTTGATGGCGCTCTTGTCGATGCGGATGCCCGTCTCCGCGAGGAAGCGCGCGCGGTCCTCGTCCGACTTGAAGGAGATGACCAGCTTGATCGTGCTGCCGCCCTCCTCGTACTCAGGCATCCCGACCCAGGCGGCCGCCTCGTCCATGCTCTGAACCTCGCTGGCCGGCCGCGTCGTGAAGACGAGCGCCGCGAGCTGCTCCTCGTTGAACCCGGTCCCGGAGAGCTTCCCGAACGCGTCGTCGGACCGGAGAACCTCCTTCAGGAGCTCGGTCAGGGCGCGGTCGTCCGTCTCGGCCAGCTTCCCGATCTCGTTATCGCCCGCGAGCACCTTCAGCGCGCGGGGGTCGTTCGGGTCGAGGTCGAGGACGATGGCGGGAAGGTGCGTGCCCTTCATCCTCTCCGTCGCCTCGCGCACGCCGTGCCCGGCGAGGACCGTCCCGTCGCGGGCGAGCACGACGTTGCGGTAGAACCCGTGCTGACGGAGCGACGCGACGATGTGCTCGAGCTGGTCCTCCGGGTGCTTGCGGTAGTTGCGAGGGTGGGGCCGCGTCTGCTCGATCGGGACCCAGTGAACCTTCGGCTGCTCCACGATGCACCTCCTCAGCGCGCCCGCATCAGCACCGAGACGCGGGCCGCGCTCTCATCGCGCCGCCTCTTCGTCTTCGGGTCGTGCACGTAGCAGAAGTCCGCCCCATCCCGCGCGTGGTTCCCGCACGGCAACTTGACGACGCGCTCCTCGGGATCTCCGGGGCACACCTTGACGTGCTTGCAGAAGCCGGGGCGCTGGTCCACGTCGGACCTCCTCACGAGACGGACAGCTTGCCGCCGTCCGCCACCTGAACTCGCATCGTAGCAGGGAGCCGCTGAACGAGGGAGGGGGAGTGGGTGATCACCACCACGCAGCGCTCCGCCGCGATCTCCGGCAGCAGCCCGCAGACGGCGTCCTCTCCCTCCGGGTCCAGCGCGTCGAAGACCTCGTCCATCCAGATGGTTCCGGCGCGCGCGCCGTGCGCCGCGGCCGCGACGTCCGCGAGAGCGAGGAGCATCGCCACGTCGAGGCGGCGCCGCTGCCCCTGGCTCGCCGCCTTGTACCCGTGCCCGTCCCCCACTCCCGAGACGGCCATGCTGATGGCGTCGGAGATCCCGCCCGTCTTCTTCTCCGACCACGCCTTGAGCTCGACCGCGACGCCCCCACCCCGGAAGAGGCGCGCGACCCGCGCGTTGACCGCCACCTCGAGCCCGGAGAGAGCGCGCCCGAGGATGGACGCCCGCACGCCGCGCAGTCCCAAGACCTGCTCGACGGCGCCGAGGACGGCCGCCTCGGAGACGGCGACGGCAAGCGCGGCCTCGGCCTTGAACAGCTCCTCTTCCCCGCCCTTGAGGTGCTTCTCCGCCTGGTCCGCCTGCGCGGTCAGGGTCTCGCGCGCCCGCGCGGAGCGGGCCGCCTCCTCCGCGGCGCTCTGCTCCTTCTGGACGCGGTGGAGGGCCTCGTCGATGTCCTGACGCTCCGCCTCCAGATCCTTGACCGACTCCGCCACCTCGTCCGCGGCGGCGGTGGCGACTCCTCCGGCCTTCGCCGCCTCCCCGCGCGCGGCGCCCAGCTCCGCCTCGATCTTCGCGCGCTGCCCCGCGTTGATAGTCTGCCCGCAGGTGTGGCAGACGCTCTCCTTCGTGCGTGCCGCCTGCCGCTCCAGGGCGGCGACCGTGCTCTCGGCGGCCCCGCGGCGCGCCTCCGCGGACCGAAGCGCCGCCTGCGCCGTGGCGAGCTCGCGGTCGCAGGTGGCGCGGCTCTGCCTGAGCTTGTCCAGCTTCAGCCGGAGGAGGTCCGCGGACGCGGAAGTCGGGAGCGGCGGGGCCGCCGGAAGCGCGCGCAGCGAGGCGCGGGCCTGCCCCAGGCTGTCCTTCATCCGCTGAACCCGCTCCCGCAAGACCCGCGCGTCACCGTCGGCCGCCGAGCGGCGCGTCTCCACCGCCCTGAGGTCCGCGCGGCACGCGGCGAGCGCGACGTCGAAGCGACCCAGCCCCAGGATCTCCTCGAGCAAGCGCTTCCGCTCCCCGTCGGTCGCCCCGGAGAAGTGGGAGGCGTCCGCGGAGGAGAACACGCACGTTCGCCGCCAGACGTCCCACGAGCCGACGACGTGCTCCAGCGCCTCCTGCGCCTTGGTGGTCGTGTCGAACTCGGCCGGGTCCTCGTCGCCCGGAACCTTCCAGCTCAGGCCGACGCGGGAGCCGGAGCGCTCCCGCGTGACGTCCACGGAGTCCGCCGCGCACGCCACGGTCCCGGGAGACCCGTCCTTGCGCCAGGGCGGCGTGCCGCGCAGGGTCTTTCCCCAGACCGCGTACGAGGCGGCCTCGGGCAGCGCCGACTTCCCGGCGCCGTTCGGGCCCGTCACGAGAACCACGCCGCGCTCCGGGAGGTTCAGCTCGGTCCTCTTGTGGCCGAGCACGTTCACGAGCTCGAGGCGGCGGACGTTCACGGAAGCCTCCCCGCGGCCGCCTCCTCCAGCGAGAGCACCCGCTCGTTCCCGCACGCCTCGCTCTGGGCCGCCTCCCTGGACGGGAACAGGCGCGCGCGCTGAAGCATCGACGTGTACGACCTGGCCATGCCAGACGGCGCCACGAACATCCCGTCCTCCCGCTGAATCACGTAGCTCACCCCTGACCTCCCTTCGTGCCGAGCAGCTTCGCGGCCTCGCCGGCGACCCGCTCCCGCAGAAACGCGATCGCGTCCTCGAAGGAGTTGAGGCGGTTGCGGTAGTGGATCGACAAGCCGTTGCAGTTGAGGTTGAGCGGCTGCTCGTGCAGCCACGGCCCCGGGATGTTGCTGCCGGTCCCCATCGACAGAGCCGGACCCTCGATCTGCGCGGCGCTCCACACGCCACCGTCGTCCACCGTCACCACGAACGCGAACGGAACACGCATCACGAACACTCCTTGCCGAGCTCACGCGCCGCGAAGCCGGTCTTGGCCGCGGCCGCGTACTGCCTCCCGCACGCCTCCGCGCAGGCGTGGAACAGGTGCGGGCACTTCCCCATCTCGTGAACGGACTTGCCCTGCGCTCCGCACCTGCACGCGCTGCTGTGGCCGAAGTCGCCGCCGCGCTCCATCATCCACCCCCTTCCGGCACGCGCCTGACGTGCCCGCACTCCCCGCACCGGGCCACCGCCACGACGCGGGCGCTCAGGCGAAGCTTGCGCAGCGCGTCGGCGGAGGCCAGAATCCACCGCTCCGCGACCGCCTCGCTTGCGAAGACCTCCCCACCTGCCGCGAGCAAGTCGGGCGCGAGGAAGCCGGGCACCCCGTCTCCCAGCAGCAGGACTCCAAACCCCCTTCGTCCGCTCATCGCTCCTCCGCGGCGGCCAGGTACTTCTTGGCGCGCTCCAAGACGGCGGTCCGCACGACGCCGTCCTCGAGCTGCATCTCGCCCACGTAGCCGGCGAGCGCGGCGTCGAGCGTGTCCGCCCCGCGCACGGCGGCCGCGGCGCTCCGCGCGGCCGCCTCCGCCACGTCGCCGTCCGGACGGAGCTCGCCGTCGATCAGCGAACCCTCGTCGATCAGCGTCCGCAGGCGCGTTGCCGCCTCGGCGGCGAGGTCCGGAGAGTGCACGATCTCCGCGTAGACTCCGTGCCCCGCCTTGGTCGCCAGGCGCGCGGCCTCTGCGCTCGCCCAGCCAACGTTCAGACGAAGAAAGCGCGGCCCGGGGATCTCGTGCCGCGCGACCTCCCCCGTCTCGGAGTCCCAGACCGCCAGGCTCCCGCAGTCGAGCCCCTCGTTGTCGAACCCGGTGGGGCAGAGCGCGCCGACCTGCACGATCTGACCACCCCCGTCCATCTGCCAGCTCTCGGGGTTGTGCCAGTTGCCGGCGCCGACGAAGGAGATCCCGCGTTCCGCGCACAACTTCTCCAGCGTCGAGACGTCCACGGAGTCGCGGGAGCCGCGCAGCCACTCCGGCGTGTCGTCGTCAGCGATCCCGAGGTGGACGAACAGGGCCAGCTCGACGCGCCGCCTCGGCACCTTGATCTTCCCCAGCGCCTCGTCGACCGCGGACGGCAGCCACTCCCGCGCGTCCCCCGCGCGGAAGGGCACGAGGAGGAGGTCCACGCCCGCTCCCGGAACGCGCGCCGGCCGCTCAAAGACGTCGAACATCCCCTGCGTCAGCGGGCCGAGCGCGTTGTCCCCGGGCGCGTCGCTGACGCTGTCGTGGTTGCCCTTGAGGACGAGAGCGGGCGGGCCGGCGCGGAGCGCTCGCATCGCGGCGGCGATCACCTGCGGCTCCGGACGCGCCGAGTCGAAGAGGTCGCCGGCGACCACGAGCGCGTCGCACTTCTGGCGGCCCGCCTCCTCCGCGGCGTTCCGGAGCGCCGCCACCGCCTGCCGGCACCTGCGGTTCAGGCCGGCCTCGAGCGGGCCGCCGAACCGGCGGTGGTTCCCGAGGTGTACGTCAGCGATCAGACCCACTCTCATAACTTGCTCTCCGTCAGGAGCTTGACGAGCCGCGTGATCTCAGCCAGCGTGAGCCGCTCGCGCAGAAACTTCGCCATGTCGCCGACGTCGCGCGGGACGCTCCACTTCGAGGGGCGCCGCTTGGTGCGCGCGGGGGGCCCGTCGGCGACGCCGTCGAGGGCCTCCGGGCCCTCCCTCCGCCGCCGCAGCGCGCGCTCCGCCGTCCGCGTGCTCACGCCCGCCTTCTCCGCGATCTCCTTGGCGATCTTCCGCGGCGGGGGAGGCAGGCCGGGTCGAGCGTCACGTGGCGCTCCACCCGGCCTCACCTTCCCCGCGCCGTCCCGCGGCTGCTCCGCGATCTGCGCCTTCGCCTTCTCCGACCGGGAGGCGTTCGCCCTCGCCGCCGCCCCGGCGCGCAGGCGCGCGAGCTCTCCGGAGGCCTCGGCGATCTTGACGGCGATGTCCGCCTTCGTCTTCGGGGCGTAGTTGAGCCGCTCGCAGTTCGCGTCCCACGCATACTGAAACGGATCCGTGTCAGGACTGAGGTTGCGACGCGGCAGATTCGCGACGTCGAGACCCGCCATGAGCGCCGCGCGGACACGGTTTCGCCCGTCGAGAAGCTTCCCCTCAAAGAATTGGAGGGGAGACCGCACACCGTTGACCTTGACGCTCTCGTACAGCTCGCGAAGGTCATCCTCCCCCATCTCCGGAAACAGGCGCGCCGCCGGATGAACCTCGATGTTCCCGATCCTGATGAGCCCGGAGTCCACGATCACACCTCATCCGCCCCGACAATCGTCCGCTTTTCCCAGCGGGCGGCAGCCCCGTCCCGCAGCTTCTCGGAGAAGTAGCGGATCCCGACCAGAATGTTCGACAGCCTGTTAGGAAGCGGCCTGTCCTGATGCATGTACGCGAGCACACCAAGAAGACGAAGCATGTCCACCTCGCGCTCCCCGCGCCCCCCGTGACCGTTCTTCGTCACGGACATCGCGCGGTCGCGGATCCGACGAAGGTGCGGATGCTTGCTCCCGTCCGGACCGTCGCGCCACATCTCGACGACCTTGTCAGCGAACACCGGATCCAGCCGATGAACGTACATGAAGGCCGCGGCGTAGGGAGCCTTGCCCTGCCTGGACTGGGACTGAAGCTTGTCCGTGGCCCACCTGACCTGACGCTTCCACTTCCCACCGCACAGGTGGTCGAACAGCTGAGTGGTCATCTTGACGCTCTTGTCCGCCGAAACGATCACCTCGAGCCAGCCGACGCGCGCCTCGTCGCGGAAAAGGTTGATGTGCCCAGGGTGGGCGTTGGTATGCTTCCGCAGCTTCACGTTCTGGTCGAAGTTGCGGAACTCGTCCGGGTCGAGGTTGCGAACGACGGGGAAGATGATCTCGTCGAGCTTCGACTTGATGAACGCGAGGAGGCGGTGCTTGCCGTTCAGCCTGTTGCCGCCACGGTCGAACGCGATCGGCGTCTGCGACGGGCTGTAGACCTCCCACAGCCCGGCGTCCATCGTGCGAGAGAGCGCGTCAACCCATGCCGCGTCGACGCCGCGATCTTCCTTGAACTTCGCCAACGCCTGCTGCGCGTCGGCCTTCGTGAACTTCACCCACTCGATCTTCCAACCAGGTCCGTTCGCCGCCATGTCAATCCTCCTGTCCCGTGTTCTTGCCCTCGTCGTCCTTCTTTTTCCGCGACGCGGACGGGTCGACGAGCATCTCCTGCGTCACGCGCGAGGGGCTCCAGCCGCACGCGGCGAGCTTCTCGCGCGCCTCCGCGAGCGCCTGCTCCCCCCTCGCGTCCTGCTCGATGATCTGCAAGTCCTTGGCGAACTCGAGCGTCGACCACTCGTCGTCCCAGCCGGAGTCGTAGGAGAGCCGGACGCGCGCCTTCCGCCACGGCGGGGCGAGCTTGTTCTTCGACGCGATGATGGTCACGTCCTTGCCGACGTGCCCCTCGCCGCGCTTCACCGCCTTGCCGCCTAGGATCTGGAGGCGGACGCTCGCCGCGAACTTGATGGCCTTCCCGCCCGGCGTCGTCGTCTTGTCTCCGAACATGACGCCGATCTTCTCGCGCGTCTGGTTCACGACGAGGATGCACGCCCGCTTCTCCGCGGCGAGCGGCACGAGCTGGCGGAACGCCGCGGAGAGGATCTTCGCGCGGACGTCCATCCCCTTGTCGGGAGCGATCCCGCCCTCGACCTCGGCCGCGGTCGGCGTGGCCGCCACGGAGTCCCAGCCGATCAGGATCGGCCCGCCGCCCTTCGGCGCGTGCTCGAGGATGAGCTGCATCTCCTGAAGCACCTCCTCCATCGAGTCCGGCTGGGCCACGAGGAGCTGCTCCTTGTCCACGCCGAAGACGACGAGGCGGTCGGTCTGGAGCGCGTTCTCGGTCTCCTCCAGCGCGGCGAGCCCGCCCTCCCGCTGCGCGCCGGCGAGCGCGGCGAGCAGCAGCGACGTCTTGCCCCCGCCCTCCTCCGAGTAGACCTCCACGACGCGCCCGCAGGGCAACCCGCCCACGCCGATCACGTAGTTGTCGAGAACGCCGATGCCGAGAGGGATGACGTCCGTCACCTCGCCGCGGACCTCCGCGTCGTCCCCGAGCACCTGGGCGGCGCCCTTCCCGAACGCCTTGTTGATCGCGGCGGCGATGTCCTTCAACGCCTTCGCGCCAGCGGAACGACCGGCCACGGATGCCTCCCTTGCGGTTGAGAGAACGGGGCGGGCCTCCCGCGCGCGGAGCAGCGCACACTGTCCACGCGCGCGGGAGGCCGCGCACCCCTGCCCGAGACGCGACTACGTCGCGTCGACGGGATCCTCGATGTCGTCCTGCGCCGTGCGGCGCCGCTGCTGCCCGCCGCCGGTGCTGCCGCGGCCCACGTCGCGGGCCCCGGAGGCGGCGACGTTCTCCTCCTCGCCCGAGAGCTCGGCCTGGATCTCGGCGGCCGTCCGGACCTTCGTGTGCCGCGTGAGGTCGTGGGCCTGGTCCAGCCAGCTGTCGTCCCCGAGCGGCGTGATCTTGCGGGACGCCATCACCTCGTACTCGGTGTCGTTCTTCCCGGTCCCCGTGCGGTCGATGATGAGGTCGAAGCCGTTGACGACGTCGGTGAAGTCGCCGCCCGCGTCCTCGTCCTTCCGGATCTTGATCATCTTCTCGAGGATGGTCTTGCCGACCGCGAGCACCTGCACGCCCTTCTCGGGCTCCTTCCGCGCGATCACGTTCATGTACGCGCGCATCTTGGGGCGGTACTCCCAGGCGCGGTCGCGGTCCACCGGGTTGCCCGAGCTGTTCAGCTTGTCCGCGATCGCGCACGCCGGGCAGGGCTGCTTCGCCAGCACCCGCGGGCAGGCGAAGATCGCCGCGCGCTGCGCCCCCGGCGTCTTGATGAAGTGCTCCTGAGTCTTCACCCAGGGGAGGTTCTGCCCCGCGGGCGGCGGGAGGACCCGGATCGTCGTCTTCCCGACGCCCAACTTCAGGAAGGCGCCGGAGGTCTGGATCTCCTGCTCCTCCTTCTCCGCCGCCTCGGCCGTGAACGTCCCGTGCTTCACGATGTTCGCCATCTCGTCTCTCGCTCTCGTCTAGGGTCTGTGGTCTGGCTTCTGGCCTCTCGCTTCCGTTCCTGACTTGCCTTTCCTCCGCGCATTTTCCCGCGGACGTCTGACGCCCTACCTCCCGCGCGCCGCGCCGCTGGCCGCCGCCTGCTCCGCGCGCACCATCGGGTCGCTCCCCATCTCGATGCGGAGCTTCGCGCCGAGGCTCTGGAGCATCTCCTTCTTGGTGCGAACCGCCTCGCACGAGCCAGCGATCCGCGCCTTCTGAACCTCCGCCTCGATGAAGGTCAGGCGCGCCGCCGCCCACTCCGGCCGGACCTCCGTGTTGTTGTCGATGGCCGACTCGGTGGCCTTCTCTCCCTTGGCGAGCAGCTCCTCGCGCGTGAGGAGGCGCAGGCGAGCCCACTCCGTCTCCATGTGCGCCTTGGCCTTGAGGTAGACCTCGAGCGCGTCCGCGAACCGCGCGTTCCAGAACGCCACGTCCGACGGCGTCCGAATGAACTCCTCGTCGATGGCGACCGGCTCGATCTTCGTGCACTCGCTCAGGTACTTCTCCGGGTCGTCCGCCGGAAGCGTCATCTGCCTCTGCTCCACCATGGTGTTCCTCCTCCTTACCGGGCTTGCCCGCGCCGGCCGCGTTTTGGCGGTCACGCCGCCAGCTTGATCTTCGAGAGGCTTCCCCACGCCCGACCGACCTCCACGTCCACGTCGAGCGGGATCCCGCTGCTCGGGTGCGAGAGCATGAGACGGCGCACGTTCCACGCCACCTCCTCGACGGCGTCCTCGCGGACGTGGAGGAGGAGCGCGTCGTGGATGGCGAGGCAGAGCTCGGCCGGCGCCGCGTTGTCCCGGATCCAATCCGAGACCAGCGCGATCGAGGCGTTCAGGAAGTCGGCCGCCGTTCCCTGAATCGGGCTGTTCACGGCGCGCCGCTCCCCGTCCGCGCGCCGCCCCTCGTCCGGGTCTCCGAGGGAGTAGATCGGGCGCCAGCGCGCGGGAGCCCCGTCCCACCACGTCCGCGAGAAGCCCGACAGCTTGCTCTCGCGCGTCGTGCGGTTGATCCACTGGGCGAGCAGGCGGAACTTGCCGAGCACCGCCAGTCGCACCCGCTCCGCCTCCGCGAGCGACGTGTGCAGCTTTCGCGCCGTGCTCCCGTCCCCCTGCCCGTAGAGCAGCGCGAAGTTGATGGTCTTCGCGTCGTCCCTGTGCGCCTTCGCGACCTGGCCCGGGTCCGTGTACGTGACGTGCCAGAGGTAGGGCGCGATCACCATCGCGGTGCCGGTGTGGAAGTCGATCCCCTTGTCCAGGATGGCGCGCATCTCCGGATCTCCGGAGAGCATGGCGGCGATGCGGTACTCGAGCTGCGCGAAGTCGCAGTGGACCATCACCCAGCCCGGGCGCGCGGCGAAGATGTTGCGCGCCATCTTCCCCTCGTCGGTGGAGGTCCGCGGGATGTTCTGGAGGTTCGGCTCGACGCAGGAGCAGCGCCCGGTGCGCGCGCCGTCCGGAAGGATGCTCGGGTGGATCCTCGGGAGACCCGCGGCGTCGGGGCGGAGGTGCGGCCGCATTCCGTCGCAGTACGTGCCCTTGAGCTTGGCGAGCGCGCGCCAGTCGAGGATGTCCTTGGGCGCCGAGTGATGGCCCTTGAGCTCCTCCAGCACCTCCTCGGCGGTGCTCTGAAGCCCGCTCGGGGTCTCCGTGTCTTCCGGAGGCCGCAGCTTGAGCTTGTCGAAGAGGAGCTCGCGCACCTGCTTCGGGCTGTCCGGGTTGAACTCCTTGCCGTACTGGTCGAGGCGGCGACGCACGTCCGTCATCTTCGTGGACAGGTGCGCGTCGAAGACGTCGATGGCGTCCACGCTCACAGGGACGCCTACCGCCTCCATCCCGGCGAGCGCCTCGCTCATGGGGCGCACGACCCGGGTCCAGACGCGGTCCAGTCCGTCCCGCGCGCGCACCCGGGGCCCGAGGAGGCGGGCGGCCCACGCGGCGGCCACCGCGTCGCGCGCGTTGTAGCGGAGGAGCAGGTCGCGGTGGACGAGCGCGTACGAGAACTTCTTCATCTCGGCACCGGACTTGAGCTGCTCGGCGAGGTCTTCCGGCTCGTGAACCGGACGCGGCGCGCCGTCCGCGACGAGCGACATCTGCGCCTTGCCGCCCCCGCGCGTCCGCCTCCTGAACGCCTCCTCCGCCAGGGTGACGCCGGCCATCATCTCGTCCTTGTGGCCCCCCATCCCGACGAGCTCGGCGATGTCCTCCAGGTAGCCGGACGCCTCCGGCGACTCCAGCTTCCGCCAGAGCCGCACGTCTCCGTGGACGTTCCGCACCGGGCCGATCCTCTCTCCGAGGAACGAGAGGTCGCTCTTGATGTTCGCCCCGACCTTCCCGACCGCCGGGTCTCCGAGGAGCAAAGCGAGCGGCGCGCGGACGCGCGCGTCGTCGATCTGCTCCTTCCCCCACACCCAGCACGGATCGCCGGATGGCGAGCAGGCCGCGACGCTCGCGACGCGGAACCCGGGCGTCCACTGCTGCCCGCTCGTCTCGGCGTCCACGGACACCCACGGCGCGGCCCTGAGCTCCGCGGCGGCCCGGAGCGCGTCCGCCTCCGTCTCCACCTCCCGCCACTCGAGATCCCGCGGGCTCGGGAACGGCGGGGCCGCCGTCAGCGCCCACTCCAGATCCTCCTCGAAGTCCCGCGCCACGAAGCGGTTGCGCTGCGCCGCCGCCGGGTTGACGGTCAAGAAGACCGGAACATCCCCGTGCCAGCAGAAGGCGCGCCTCTGCGTGAGCGGCGCCGTCGAGCGCCCGGTCAGCGAGAGCCACGCCGCGGCGCCCAGCGCCACGATCCGGGACGGCTTCGCCTCGTCGAGCGTCGCCGCCAGGAACGGGCGGCAGGCCGCAACATGCTCCGGGGCCGTGGCGGCGGCGAAGCACTTCACCGCGTTCTCCAGCACCACGGGACCCTTCCACCACCGGGCGACGAGCTCACGCAGGTACTTCCCCGAGCCCCCGACGAAGGGACGACGCGCCGCGTCCTCCGCCTTGCCCGGGTGCTCCCCCACGAGCACGACGCCGCCCGGCTCCCCCTCCGCCGGCACGCACGGGTTCCGCGCCGCCCTCGAGAGAGGGCACCTCGTGCACCCGGGGTCCACGTCCAGACGCGGCCCGCCCGCGACCGGGAGCGCGAGGCCCCCGGCCGCGAGCGGCGCGGACGGATCAGGGTAGAGGCGGCGCGCTCTCACACCAGGGTGTCCATCGTCCTCTGCACGCGGTCGCGCATGTCGCGAACGCGCCCGAGGATCGGGCTCGCGGTGCGGAACCCCTCGCAGGCGGCGACGATCTCGTCCACCGTCTTGAGCCCCATCGCGTCCCGCATGTGGGCCACGATGGCGCGGAAGTTAGGCGCGCCGACGATCTCCGGCGGGGCCGTGCCGTTCCCGGACGGGGGAGCCGGAGGCGCGGCGGGAGGGGAAGCGTCGCGCGGCGCCTCCGCGGGCGCGGCCCGGGCGGCGGGCGGGGGATCCGCCGGAGGAGCGGGCGGAACGTCGGAAGGCGCCTCCGCCGCCTCCGACGGGGGCGACGGCGCGGCCTCCAGCCGGCGCGGCGCCGGGGCGCCTCCGGGGAGCGGAACACCTCCCACCGCGCGCACCCCCACGACCTTGCCAGCGCTCACGAGGTCGAGGATCCGACCCACGTCCTCGAGCGTCAGGTCGGCGATCAGCAGCGCCCCCTCCTTGTACTCGACGACGTGGATCTCCCCCATGACCTCCGCCAGCGCCCTGAACCCCGTCAGCTCCGTGATCACGACCGCACCTCCTCCTTCTGGCGCTCGACTTCCGCCGCGGTGGCCGCCGCGTCCAGCGCGGCGAGGCGCCCGTGCGCGCGAACCGCCGCCCGGAGCGCGTACAGCACCGACACGACCGCCTTCAGGCGCGCGACGCGCCGCGGGTGCCGCTGCCGCCCCCGCGGGGCCGTGCGCAGCTTCTCCCGCCTGAGCTCCGCCTCCACCTGACGGCGGAGCGCGTCCCACGCCGTTTTCCACGTCTTCCAGCCGTCCGCCCGTCTCCCGTTCGTGGCCATCAGATCAGCCCTTTCTCCGTCGCGATCCACTCCGTGATGACGAGGGTCCCCTCGTCGTCCTCCGCCCGCACCTCGCTCGACTCGTCGATCTGGGACTTGGGGATCCACCACTCCTTCCCGTCGATCTCGACGAGCAGCGCGGCATCCGTCTCCTTGACAGCCTTGCCCTCGAACTCCACCGTTCTCCTGCTCATGTTGTGCTCTCCGTTACCGTTCGCGGCCGCGCCAGGAACAGCTCCCACGCCATCTCGTGCTTCCCAAGCAGGTGCGCCGTCATCATCGCACCCCTCAGCTCCTCGTCGTCACGCGCCGCCAGCAGCATCATCCTGCGCTGGAACAGGTGCTCCTTCTCCTGCCGCGTGCTGCTGTTGTCGCGCTTGATGGCCCGGACGACCGCGCTCTTGCTGTGCCTGCCGAGCACGACGGCCCACTCCGGCGCCCACCACCGCCACGCGACCGACTGCCCGCACTGATCAGCGGACGGCCGCCTGTGCTGCCGGATCTCCTTCCGCATCCGGGAGAGCAGCGGGGCGGCGGCCCCCTCCTCTCGCCACCCCCGGCGGATCATCGTCTCCCCGAGCGCGCGGGCGCGCTCCACCAACCGCATGTCGTTCTTCCCGCCCTCCCCTCGGCAGCGGCGCCGCAGGTGCTGCGCCAGGGTCATGCGGTAGATCCCGCCGCACGCCGGGCACGGACCATGCCCCGCGGTCTTCACGCGAAGCACGCGACGCTCCTCGAAGGCGGGCCTCACGCGACCTCGGCAGCGCCTCGCGCCCGGAACTGCGCGCGGACGATCTCGGCCGCGAGCGGCGGGCAGACGCTGTTCCCCACCATCCGCACCTGCGCGCTCTTGGAGAGCGGCCGTCCGTCCAGCTCGACGTCGATCAGGTACGACTCGGGGAATCCCTGGGCGCGGAACAGCTCGCGCGGGACGAGCATCCGCATCCCGATGTCCGCGATCACGTACTCGTCGCCGCGCACCGTCACGAGCCCGAAGCGGTCCTTGGACGTGACGGTGTGAAGCGGCGACCGGAGCCGCGCGTCGACCGGGCTGCCGTAGTAGGAGAGCAGGAACGCGCGGACCTCGGCCAGGTGCGTCCCGCCGGCCGTGATCGCCGGCGCCGGGCCGCGAAGGTCCTGCGCCGTCACCTGGTGGTCCTCGAGCCCGCCGCGCAGCTTCAGGAGGTGGGACGCCACGAGGCTGTGGTGGTCGACCGCAGTCACCGTGTCAATCGGGTCGGCCAGCCTGGAGCCGGTCGCCCCGTGCCCCCCGTAGTGCTTCGCCAGGAACGCGGCGACGAGCGCGTGCTTGACACCTCCGGCCATGATCGTGCCGAGCGGCTTGTGAAGGTCGAGAGCGCGCGGGGCTTGTCCCTCCCGTTCGCCCCAGCTCTGCTGAACGAGCGCTGGCGCGACTAGGAACTTGTGGTTGCCGGTCAGGACCGTCGTGATGGGTTCGCTCACCGGGCGCGGCACGTTGTTCGTCATGTTCGAGACGATGAACGGGTCCGGGCTCTCGATGACGTACCGCCGGAGGCCGCGCGCGATCCGGCGGAGGGTGTTCTCGGCGAGCGGTCTCTCGCGCTCGAAGATGGACGGGCAGGGCAGCTCCCAGGTGATGCACTCGGCCGCCGTGCGGTAGGGCGGCAGCCCCGTCAGCGGCGGACCGTGCGTCGGGTCCGGCCACACAATCGGCAGCCCGTCCGAGCGCGCGATCACGAACAGCCTCTTGCGCGTGGTCGGCGCGCCGTAGTCGCAGGCGCGGAGCTCGCGCATGTCGACCTCGTACCCCGCGTTGCGGAGGGACCCGAGCCACCGCCGGAACGTGAGCCCGCGCCGGAGCGCGTCCGGCCGCCCGTCCTCCGTCAACGGTCCCCAGTCCTGAAACTCCTCGACGTTCTCGAGGACGATGACGCGGGGCCTCACCGCGCGCGCCCAGCGGATCACGACCCAGGCGAGGCCCCGCACGTTCTTCTCGACCGGCTTCCCTCCCTTGGCCTTGGAGAAGTGCTTGCAGTCGGGCGAGAACCACGCGAGCGCGACGCGCTTTCCTCCGCAGACCTCCTCCGGGTCCACCTTCCAGACGCTCTCGCAGAAGTGCCGCGTCCCCGGGTGGTTGGCGCGGTGCATCGCGATGGCCTCCGGGTCGTGGTTGATCGCGATGTCGGGACCGCGCCCCAGAGCCATCTCGATTCCGGCGGAGGCCCCGCCGCCGCCGGCGAAGTTGTCCGCCACGATCTCGTCGAGCCCGATCCTCAGCACCGGGGGTCTCATCTCTTGCGTCTCCTCTCCGCCTCCGCCAGCACGTCGTCCGCGAGCCACACCCGCTCCCACCACACGCCGCACGGCACCAGCTTGCTCATGGCGACGCCGTGCGGGAGCGCGTCCGGGTCCACGCCGTGCCACGCCACGGATTCCGCCCGCGTGAGCCACCTGGGCTTGACGGCACTCCCCCCGTCTCCGCCCCAGTCGCTCACCCGAGAACGCTCCGCGACAGCGCCTCGCGCCCGTCCCTCTTCTCGACCAGGCCGGAGGTCCGCAGGAAGCTGAGGTAGTCAGTGAAGGTGCCGCTCTCGGCCATCTCCACCTCGGCGGCAAGAGCGGGACGCGCGAGCCCACCCTCGCCAGCGAACCTCATCAGCGCGTCGAGCATCGCGCCCTGCCCGCCCTTGAGGTGGCGCTCCTTCCAAGCCGCGACGATCTCGCCCGGGGTCGGACGCCACGGGGAGATCCCGGACGCGCGCCCCGCCTCCGTCAGGTGCTCCCGCCCGTCTTCCCCCTTCTCGACGAGCCCGCGCGTGTGGAGGTTGGAGAGGTAGTCGGTGAAGGTGCCCGACTGCCGCATGCACGACCAGACCGCCAGCGTCTGCCGATCGAGCGACCCGCCCGCGCCGGCGAGGGCGGCGACCATCACACGCTGCCCCTTCTTGAGCTCCCCCGCCTCCTCCGACTCCGCCGCCCGCTCCCGGCGCGTCCCGAGCCGCGACGCCACGAGGCGGGGAGCGGGCGGCGGCCGCGCGGGGGGAATCGGAGCGCCGTTGCGCGGCGCGCCCTGGAGAGCGGTCTTCAGCGACAGGACGCGGCTCGAGAGGTTGCCGAGCTCGGTCGCCACGACCTGCTGCGCCTGGGCCAGCCGGTCCTGCGCCACGATCAGCCGATCCGCCAGCTTGTCGAGGTGCGCCAGGTCCGCCGCGGGGAGGGCCGGAACCTCGACGGTCCTCACCTCCGGAGGCGGGGGCGGCGCCTTCTCGGCGGCCGCGCGCTCCAGCTCCGCGATGCGCGTCCTGAGCGCGTTCGGGTCGTTCGCCCGCGCGCGCTCGATGGAGTCCCGCATGCGCGCCCGGAGCACGGCGAGGTCCGGCTTCGCCAGCTTCTTGGGCTCGACCAGCCTGACGCCGGGCTTCGGCGTCGCGCTGGAGTTGAACGTCGTGCGGTCGTTCATCTGGACGCGCGCGAAGACGCCGAGCCACTCCGGACTCATCACCCACGCCTCGCCGTCCGCCAGGTGCGCGATCGACCCGTGAACCTCCTCCGTGCGGCTCCGCGCGTGCACCTCCATCCACTTCAGGACCGGCTCGATGTCGGTCGGGTGGGAGGCGCGGTGGGCGATCAGCACCTCGCACTGGCTCAGGACGTCCTTGTTGATGGCCGCCGAGCGCTGCGAGATCAGGGTCACGCCGATGCCGTTCTTGCGCCCGCGCCGGACGAGCTTGTCGACCGCGCCGAAGACCGCGAGCGCGTCCCGGAACAGACGCTGCGGAACGAACTCGTCGGCCTCGTCGATCACGACGTGGAGCGCCGTCCTGTTCTTCTCGTAGAGCCGCTCGCAGAAGTCGCGCACGAAGCGGCGCTGCGCCGCTCCGGAGAGGGCCGACAGGGAGAGGACGAGAGGCGGCGCCGCCTCCGCCACGAGGTCCGCGACGATCTTGCCGGCCGTCTCCTCGAGCACCTCGTCGGCGTGGTCGCCGCCGAGCACCGTGACGGGGAACCCCTCGTCCTTGCCGTCCTTCGACGCCTTGAGCCCCCACCACGCGTCGGTCGGGTCGATGATCACGAACGGCAGCTTCGCGCGCAGCAGCTCCTCCACGAGCACGCTCGCGGTCGTGGTCTTCCCGGAGCCCCGCCGCCCGAGGATGCCGATGGTCTGGGTGACCACCTCCGCCGGCAGCCTGAGGCCCTTCGACAGGACGATCTGGCTCATGTCGCCTTTCCGCTGGTCAGGTCCGGGTTTCGCGCCTCCCAGACCTCCCGGCACTCGCGCGAGCAGCACGGGGCGAGGCCCGGCTCCTGCGCGTGCTTCTCGCAGACGGCGCACGCCGGAACGGCGCCCGCTCCCCCGCAGCGGGAGCAGCTCGAGCGCGCCGTCCCGCCCTCGCACTCCAGGCACGCGACGAGCGCGGCGCTCACGGCGCGAGCATCCTTGCCACGAGGAGAAGCGAGAACAGCACCACGCCCCACAGCACAGCCACGACTTCGTCAGGACGGACGGTTTCCATCACGACCTCCTGCGCCGCGCCTTGCCCGCGCGCTGCGCCTTTTCCCGCGCCTCCTTCACCAGGCGAACGAGCGGCCGGAGCGCGCGAGGGTAGCACGACGCGGGGTGAAGCGGGCAGATCGGCGCGCCGAAGCGGAACGTCCAGCCCAGGGGGAGCGCGAACGTCGGCGCGAACGCGGACCCCCCGACCGTGAACAGCACCGAGGCGTCCCCCACCTCGTCGCAGGCGTAGCACTCGACGAGCGGAGCCTTGATCTTCGGAAGCTTCTTCGTCACGCGTCCAGGCATCGTCGCATCTCCTCCCTGAGCCACCCCACGTCCACCTCGTCCGGGTCCGTGCGTGGCGGCAGCCGCACGGCCCCGGCGCGGCGGCCGGCCAGCCGGAGCTGCATCGCAAGCGACCAGCCCTCCATCCAGGCGTCGCCGTCGAGCACCACGGCCACGGGACGGCGCGCCTCGGCGAGCGCGGCCACCTGCAGGTGGCTCGGCTTCCCGAGCACGGCCACCGCGTCCGGAAGCAACGGGAACGTGTCGAAGACCCCCTCGACCACCGCGACGGGATCGCCCGTCTCCCGGAGCAGCGCCTCGCGGTTGTAGAGCAGCCCGGCGCGCTCCATCCCACGCGGGTAGAGGTACGGCATCTCGGCGCGCCGCGTCCACGCGCGCCCGACCCAGCCCACCCAGCGCCCGTCCGCGAGCATCGGCACGATCACCCGCCCGAAGTGCCTGCCGTCCACCGCCGCGCCGATCCGCGCCAGCTTCCACAAGCTCGGACCGATGCCGCGACCGACGAGGTAGAACCTCGCCTCGCGCGTGACAATGGCGTCGCCTCCTGGCCCCTCCCAGAGCGGAAGGTACGACGACGGCATCTCGAGCTCGCGCGGCCCGTCCTCCGTCTCCGGCGGCGCCGGCATCACCGCGAGATCCGCCTTCCCGCGCGCGCCGCACCGGAAGCAGTGCCACCACCCCGTCGACGTGTGAGCCCCGAACGACGCCTTGCGGTCCGCCTTCCCGATCCGCGACTCGCAGAACGGGCAGTTCGCGCGCATCCACCCGTCGCCGGACGGGCGCGCGCCGCGCAGGGTGCGAACGACCAGGGCGTCCCGATCGCTCACCGGAACGGGACCTCGTCCTCGACCACCGCCATGACGACCTTCACGAACGCCTGCATCATGCGGGGGAACCTCTCGCGCGCGACGGGGTCCCCGTCGTCGATCTTCCGCACGGCGTCCATCACCTCCCAGAGCACGAGCGCGCGCGCCGGGATCGTCCCGAACAGGAACAGCGGAGCGCGCGGGCGCGGCCCCCGCATCGCCTCGCGGACCAGCATGCGCGTCTCGTCCACTATCCGCCGCGCCACGTCGTCGTGCTCGTCGCCCAACTCAACCCCCGTCCGTCATGGAAAGGACACGCCGCCGTCCCGCGACTCGCCCGCCGCGAGGTTCGCGTCCGCCTCTTCGTCGCCCAGCTCCGGCGGAGCGTTCGCCCCGTGCCTGGAGACGGGCACCACCATCCCGGTGTCGAACGCGGCGGGCAGCGTGCAGACCGTCTTCTTGCCCTCGATGTCGCGGCCCTTCGCCAGGTACAGCTCGATGTCCTTCGTCTCCTCGTCGTAGTTGAGGGTGACCATGGTGTCCGGGATGCGCAGCTTGTGCAGCGAGTCGGCCACGTTCTCCCCCGTCACCTTCTTCTGCTTGTCCTTCTTGCGCTGCGTTTGGGCGGCCGTCCACAGCCAGATGTCCCTGTCGCGCGCGTAGGCGCGCAGCGCGGTGAACACCTCCTTCATGTCATGGTAGCCGTCGTCGTGGCGCTTCGGCGCGATGAGCAGGTCGGCGTAGTCGACGATGAGGACGTCGAGTCGGCGCCGCTCCTGCTGCTCCAGCGTGCGAACCCACTCGCGCAGATCCGACACGGTGGTCGCGTGCGCCGTGAACTCCTTCACGTAGCGGGTCCCGAGCCGCATCTTCCCCACCGAGCGGCGCACCTTCTCGATCGCGGTGCCGTCCTTGATCACGTCGATCTGGATCGCCGTGAGGTTCGCGGCGAGGCGCCTGTCGAGGACGGTGGGGGAGACCTCCAGCGTGGCGTAGCCGACGAACTTGCCCTGGAGCATGGCCTGCGCCTGCACCTGATTCAGGAACATGCTCTTGCCGTCTCCGGAGCCGCCGGCCACCACGCAGAGCTCGCCGCGCTGCGTTCCGCCGCCGAGCGCGTCGTCGAGCGGGCCGATCCCCGTCTTGAGCCCGCTGTTCCCGGTCGACGGAACGATGGACGTGGGGCCGAAGACCTGCCCAGCGGACGAGTCGGCGTCTCCCACGCGCGAGACGGCGATCAGCTCCTCCGCCACGGCCACGAGGTCGCCACGCGCCGACCACTCGCTCATGCCCTTGACGAGCGCCTGCTGCTCGAGGCGAGGCCGGAGGATCTTCACCGCCTCCGCGACTGCCGACTCCTCCGTCCAGCGCCCGGCGTCGATCTCATCCTCCGTGTCGAGCAGGAGAGAGCCCACGTCGTGAACGCTCTCCTGGGTGACGCGACCCAGCGTCACCCAGGAGCGGAGCCGCTGCTCAACCTGCGCGCACGACTCGGGACCGTTCCCCGTCTCCGCGAAGATTTCCCGGGCGGCGCGGAGCGCGAGCTTCGCCGCCTCCGTCCCCATCGCGTCCGGGTCGAGCACGCGGCCGACGCGCCCCCAGAAGCGCTGCCGAGAGCACGAGAACAGCGCGAGGGCGCGCTCCAGGGAAGGCTCGAAGCTGTACGGGTTGACCTTTGTCTCCTTGGCCACCCTAGACCTCCCCCGCCTTGCGCTGCTTCTTGGCCCTGCCGACCGACCAGACCCACTCCCCGCGCCTCACCATGTCGTTGATCCTCAGCTGGTCGTCGTGCACCTCTCGGCGGGCGCGGGCCACCATGCGCCTCCAGAGCCCGTCCGGCCAGCAGCGGCCCACGATGGCCTTGGCCTCCTCCTCCGTCTTTGGGGCCTCCTCGTGCAGCGACCACATCATCTGGTCGTGCCGCTCGTCCATCGCGACGTGCGTCGCCGTGCGGATCTCGCGCCCGCCCACGAATCCGTCCTTCTCGTGCAGGAACCAGCTGGCCTTCGCCATGTGCTGCTCCGACAGCGCGTAGTGGAGCGGCATCGACGTCGGGCGCCGCCCCGTGGAGACCACCCACCTGTTCGCCCAGAAGACGAACCACGCCTCCGGGGCGACGCCGGCGAGGATGCCGCGCCCCCGGCAGCGATCGCAGGTGCCCGCGTCGTCCTCCCCGTCGCCGTCGCACCGGTCGCACTTCGGCCCCAGGTCGGAGAGCCACCGCGCCATCTCCAGCATGCGCTCCCTCGAGGACCCGCGGTTCCTGACCTTCGGCGGCGTGCGGCTCGCGCTCCACGGCAGGCCGGCCACGGCCCGCACCGCGCCGTTGAACGCCGACCACATGCGGTCGATCACGCGATTCTCGTCCCTGAGCTCCTCCGCGGTCAGGGCGCGCGCGGCCGGGATGCGCACGTGCTCGAGCACGCGCCGCGGGATCCCCTCCGCGTCAGGTTCGTAGAAGATGGCCCGGAAGGGTCGCACGGGAACGGGGCCGCGCCCGGGCCACGCCTCCCAGACGGCGGCGGGCGGCGGGCGGGATCCGCGGAGGAGGTCGGCGAGGGCGGACTCGACCGCGACCGGCTCGGGCGGTCCCCCTCCTCCCTGACAGGGCGGCGCCGCGAGCGCGGCGCGCGGTTCCGGAGGAACCGCTGAAGTACCTAGCTTCTCAGAGGACATAGATCCTATTCCGGGGACCCCTTTGATTGCGCGCACCGGGAGTGCGTTTTCCGGGGAAGTGGGACCCCTTTGATTTCGACTCGTGGTGCCTGCGGCGCGGCGCCCCGTTCCCTTCCTCCTCCCGCCGCGGGAGGCGGCCGCGCGGAGCGCCCGCGCTGCCTCTCCCGGGATCCGCGCCGCCCAGCCACCATCCCCGTCCGGGTGCACAGATCCTCGCACGGTCCGGAGGTAGACGTCGCCCGGGCGCCGGTCGGGCCGCGCGCTCCAGCCGTGGTCCTCGAGCAGCCGGAGGCGCCGGAGCCGCAGCAGCGCGCGCTTCACGACGCGGCGTGTCACCACCGCGCCGCCGCACTCGACCACCGACTGCACGACGCGCGCGGTCGACGGCCAGCACAACCCCTCCTCCCCCCGGTGCCTGACCAGAGCCTCCCAGACGAGGAGCGCCGGCTCGCCGAGCTTCCTTCGGAACGTCTCGAACGGCAGCGAGCTCGCGCCGGAGCAGCGGCGTGAGGCGTTCGCGCTCACCTTCCACAGGCGGCGGGCCAGCGACACGTTGATCCTACTTGCCCGCGCGCATCTTCTTTAGGGTCGACACCACCTTGCGCTCCAAGTCGGCGAAGTCGAAGCTCGCCACCTCGTCGATGCACATGACGCTCCCGTCGCTCCCGTAGATCGCGGCGAAGGTGGCCGCCTTGTGCAGCTGCCGCACGGTCGGAGACGCCCAGTCGACGACGGCGCGGGGTCTCAGCTCGTCCGCGGCCGCGTTGGCCGCCTTCTCCAGAGTGCGCCGGCCGAACGTGGCGCGCGTGGCAACCCGCTCGAGGTGGCGCTCCTTCTCGCGCCTCTCCCAGGCTCCCGGTCTCATCGAGCGAGCTCGGCCGAGGCGCCGACGAGCGCGAGAAGAAGCAGCCACCAGGGCATCAGGCGGTCCATGAACGGCGTGCAGTTGCGGCACCTCCACCAGCGCCCGTCCTTGAAGAATCGGGCGTCGCGGTCGGAGAGCCATTCCCCGCACCCCTCGCAGACGACGCACCCGTTGCCACCCAGGAGCGCGGCCGCGGCCCTGGCCTGCTGCTCCTCCGTCACGGCGCTCCTCCGAGGCTCGGCAGGTTCTGCGGGAAGTCCTCGACCACCGTCTCGTGCCCCTCGCTCGTGTACGCCTTGACGCGCGCCTTCGAGTGGCGGCGCAGCCACCTGTCGCCCTCGTCGAAGTAGTCGAAGACCTGGAACTCGTCCTTGACGACGTTCCCGGCCGCGTCCTTCTGAACTCGCATGCCGCGCCCGATCCGCTGCAGCGCCGCGATGACGCTCTTGCCGCCGGAGGCCACCACCACGGACCGCAGCTCGGGGATGTCCACCCCCTCGTTGAAGACGACGCTCGCGACGAGCACGTCGGCGTCTCCGCGCGCGAGCCGCCGGATCGCCGCCTTCCGCTCCTCCGTTGAGTCGGTGCCCCAGACGAACTCCGCGCGGAGGCCGGCGCGCAGGATCAGCTTCTCGAGCAGCCTCCCGTGATCGATCTCCTTCACGAAGACCAGGCACGGCTTGCGCGCGCGCCTGACGTCCTCCACGACCGCGCGGTTGCGCGCGGCGGAGCCGACGATGCACTCCCTGTACACCGCGGGCCACAGGTTCCCCTTGATGTCGTGGTGCGCGATCTTCCTGAGCCGGATCTTCGGGCGGGAGAGGATCCCGGCCTTGATGAGCACGTCCGGCCGGATCCGGTAGATGACCGGCCCGAGCGCCGCCACCGTGAGGAGCGAGCGACGGTCGCCCCGCGCGAGCGGCGTTCCGGAGAGCCCGATCCGCCAGTGGGCGCGGCACTTCATGGCGACGGCCCAGAACGACTCGGCGGGCAGAACATGCGCCTCGTCCACCATCAGGCCGCCGGACCTCTCCAGCAAGGCGAGCGCGCGCGGATCCCCGCCCTCGAGCGCGCGACTCACGGTCTGGAACGTCGCCGCCGTGAACCGCTCCTCCGTCCACATCCCCTCGCCGATGCGCCCGGCGGGGAGTCCCGTGCGCTTCTCGTACCTCTCGGCCGCCTGGTCCATCAGGCCGGCGCGGTGCACGAGGAACAGCCAGCGGCACGGGACGCGCCGGGTCAGGCCGACCGCGATCTCCGTCTTTCCGGCGCCCGTTGGGAGCCAGAGCAGCCCCCGCGTCCGCGTCGCGGCGAGCTCGACGCCGTCCACCTGATCCTTGCGCAGCCAGGAGAGGTCCGCCGCCGGGTCGAGCGCGGCGGGGGCGGAGCGGCGGTCCACCACGCTCAGCGAGACGCGCGCCGCCCGCGCGGCCTTCTCGACCATCCCCAGGAAGCCGGCGGGGAACGAGTCGTTCATCACGTTGTACATGTCGACGCGCCCGCCGCGCCTCTTGAAGCCGACGTCGTCGAACGACAGGTACTCGCGCGCCCAGCGCTTCTCGGCGTCGGTGCCTGCCGTGACTCGCGCGTTGAGGTTGCCGACCTCGACGATCACTGCGTCCTCCGGCGCGGGGGAGGCGGCGGATCGGCGAGCCCCATGATCTCGGCCGCCTCCGGCCCGAAGTGCTCCGCGAGGCTGCTCTTGAGCACGTACCTGAACTTGCCGACCTTCACGCTCTTGACCTTGCCCGACACGACGAGCTTGTACGTGCCGTCGGGGGAGAGCCCGCAGCGGCGGGCCGCCTCGTTGATGGTAAGGTAGCCCCTCGCCGCCATCATCTCCTGCTGGTTCATGACCTAGTCCTCTCCGTCGATCAGCGACAGAAGCCCGCGCGCGAGGTCTCCGCCTCCCGCTCGCCGGAGCGCGCGGCGCGCCCGGTCGTGGTCCTGCTTCTGCGAGAACGGCACCTCGAGCACGACGACGGTCTTGCCCGCGCCTCCGTCGTCTTCGCGCTCCTGGGGCGGAGGCGGGGGTGGCGCCCCCGCCATGAGCTCGTCCGGGGAGGGGCCACCGCGCGCCGACTCCACGAGCGCGCGGACCTCCTCCTCGGAGTAGCCGGAGAGCGTCGCCTCGTTGATCGGAACCCCCTCCGCGATGATCTCCGCCAGCGTGCGTCCGACCGCGGAGAGGTCGAGGTCGCCGCGGTGCCTGTTCATGCCGATGCGGACGATCTTGGCCTCCTCGTCCGTCTTGATGGTCTCGTCGAGGTCGCACGGGACGAGCGGCAGGCCTAACTCCACCGCCGCCCTGCGCCGGTGCACGCCGCCGACGATGCCGTGCCGCCCGTCGGGGAGGAGACGCACGAGGATCGGCTCCTTGAACCCCCTCTCGCGGATGAACCGCACGAGGCTCCGGTACACGCTCGGGTCCATCACGTTCTCGTTGCCGGGCATCTCGACGAGCGTGGCCGGGTCCAGCGTCAGTCTCTGCACGTTTGCTCCTCCTCCTCCGTTTCCGTCGCTTGTATCACGTCTCGGACGTTCCGGCGGCCCCCTTCTCAGCCCCGCGCCGCAACGATGAGCTCGTACAGCTCGAGATCCTGCGCTATGACCTCTCGCGCCTTGCGCGTCGCGTGGTACACGCTTCGCACGGGCACGCCGGCCTCCTCCGCGACCTCCCTCGGCTTTCGGTCCTCCAGCAGCACCGCGCGCGCCGCGTCCGCGTCGGGCACGGTCTGAAGGACGACGCGAAGCCTGCTCCTGACCCGCTCCTCCCAGGCCGCGCGGTCGAGCGTCTCGTCCGCCGGGGGGGCCGCGGCGCGCCGCGGGCGGGCCCTGATGCGAACGTCGCCCCCCGCGTCCCCGCGCACGACGACGTGACGGTCCGCCTCGGCCTCCCCCACGGGCGCGCGGCGCAGCCCGCGGAGCGCGTCGAGGTTGTTCTTGCCGGCGGAGACGGGCGCGCTCGCGCGCAGGAGAGCGTTCCGGCAGGCGACCACCGCCACGCGCCAGAGGTAGCCCCGCATGTCCCCCTCCGGCCTGGCCCAGCGGAGCGCGCTGCACATCGCCAGCGCCGCCTCCGCCTGGAGGTCCCTCACGTCGGCCCACCAGCACCGCCTGCGGTATCGAAGCGCGGCGGCCAGCGCCATGTCCATCACGTCCTCGGGGGGGATGTCACTCGGCATCGCCGTTTCCCTTCCCCTCCGCCGCGACGAGCTTCGCCGCGCCGTAGTACGCCTGCAGCTGCTCGAGCGCTTCTTGCGCGAGGCGCTCCGCCGCCGGGGCGACGAGCTGCTCGGCCAGCTTCCTGGCCTGCACCTCGACGGCGTTGGCCATTTCAGCGCGGATCCGCGCTCGAATCTTGTCCAGCTCGTCCTTGCCGAGAAGCTCGCCGAGGGGAGCCCCCGCGAAGTAGACCTCGACGGCGGCGCTCACGGCCGACGAGATGCGCCCCTCCGCGGCCGCCTGAATGGCCTTCCCGACTTTTCCGTTCGGATCTAGCCGCCCCCAGGGGTCGCTCATTCCGATGGCGGCGCCGACCGCCTTCTGGATCGCCTGGTCGACGCAGGAGCGCACCTGAGCTTCAACGGTCGCAAGCTTTTCGGCCAGGGCGCGCTGCGCCCGCTCGTGGATCTCCTGCGCGAGCCGCGTCGCCGACTCCGGGAGCGGCGGGAGCACACGCTCGTTGCGTCGGCGCTTCCGCGGTGGCGTCCACATCGGCGGAACCTTCTCCTCGTCGCTCATCGTCCGTGCCTCCTCAGCTTGGTGAAGTCGATGCCCTTGAACTCCTCGCGCGGGATTCCCAGCAGCGCGAGCACCGCGTCCTCGTTCTCCGACGACAGCTCCGTCGCCGCCATGACGGCCCCGCGCAGCTCCTCGTCCTCCGCCACGACCCGCAGCAGAAGAACGACGTCGTGCGGCACCCCGCCGTGCTCGGGCCCGGGCGAGAACGTCGAGGCGACGAAGCGCCGCGCCACGTGGAGCACGACGCACGCCCACTCCGGAGCCCAGAAGGACTCCGTCACCGTGTTCCCGAACCCCTCGTGGGAGGGCGCGACCTCGAAGGGAACGTCCGCCGCCTCCAGCACACGGAGCGCTTGCTTGTGCTCTCGAAGCGTCTCGCCTTCCGGAACGGGAGCCCAACCCTTCTCGCGCATGCGGAGGCGCGTCGCGCGGAGCTTGCACGGCGCGCCCCGCAGGTGCGCCTCCATCCCCAGCTTCCGGACGGGAGCGCCGCACCGCGCGCAGGTCTCCGTCTCCCGGAACGCCACGGCGTCCCCGGGCAGGTTCTCCCCGGGGCGCCTCCCGCCTCTCGGCCGCGCGACGGACACCCTAGCCTCCCGCCCTCGCCTGATGATGGGCCTTCTGCGCCGCCTTGATCAGACGATCCGCGTGCTGCACGAAGCGCGCGTCGAAGCGCGCTTCTAAGCCGTCGTCCAGCCTCACGGCCACGACGCGCTCGCCCACGTGCGTCACGACGCCGGCCGGCTTCCCGTGCCACTTCACGACCCGCACGTGGTCTCCCACCTCGAACTCCTGCTCCGCGAGCGCCCGGTAGTCGTCGAGCATGTTGAGCGTCTTGCGACGCTTGCGGATCATCCTGGAGAGGGCGGAGAGGTCGGACCCGTCGCAGTCGAGCACGAGCGTCTGGAGCGTCTGGAGCGTCTCGCGGCGCCGGGCCTGGTCCGCCAGCGCCGCGAGCGGGTCGATCTTCACGGCGCCGCCTCTGCCTCGGCCGCGAGGATGGCCGAGGCGAGCCCGGCGCGGAGGGTCTCGAGCCTGGACTGGAGCGCGGGAAGCGCGCGCCCGAGCGTGCTCTCGTACCGGGACAGCTTCTGCTCCATCGCGGACGTCAGGGCCTCGCGGGAGCGGAGCGCCCGCGCGCCGAGGTCCCCCGCCTCCATGGCCGCCTCGATCTTCGCCGCCTCCGCCGCCGCCTCGCGCTCCACGGCGTCGAGCACGGCGTCGAGAACGCTCTCGGTCCGGAGCGCCGGGATCTCGTAGACCGTCGCGGCGGAGACGGCGCGGAGCGCGCGGACGACCTGCCGCCACTCCTCGACGGAGATGTGGGGCAGGAAGTAGAACCCGCCGGTGTCGCGGAGCGAGACCCCACCGAGCCGGTACACCTGCGAGGAGAGCCACCCGCCGACGTCCCCCGTGGAGAGGTTCCACAGCGAGCGCTCGAAGGCGCGCCGGATCTCCTCGATCAGCTTCCGGGCCTCGTCGTCCCAGCCGCGCGTCGGCGTCTCGAAGGTCAGCCCGCCGGTGAGCGTGAGGGAGACGTGGAGGGTCTGCTCGTGCTTGAGCGTCCCCGCCTCCTTCTCGGTCTCCTCGACGATGGCCCAGCCGCCGGTGACGCGGCGCCCCAGCCGGTGCCGCGCGCGGACCTCGTTCACGGCGCGTCCGAGCGCGGCGCGCGGGGAGGCCAGCTCCGGGAGGTTCTCCACGTCGAGCCCCTCCGCCCGCCACGCGGCGGCGAGGGCGTCGTGCTTGACCTCACCGGACAGGCTCCAGTACGTCATCGCGCCCGCCGCGTCGAGCGATGCGTCCGTGACCGCCACGATGCCCTTGCTGATCGTCGAGCCTCTCTCGTGCATCTGTCCTGCCTGGAGCGCTGGGGTCATGTGCGTGACCTCCTCCTTCTGAGCGGGCGGGATGCCCGTCGCCGCGAGGCGCGAGTCGTGCTCGCGCCCCGGGGCGGCGGGGGCGGGAGGGGGAAGCGGCGCGGGGCCGCCTCTCCTTCCCGCCCCGTCCTCCCGCCTACGCCGAGGCGGGGGCGTCCGCGCCGGCGATCTTGAGGTGCGCCTTCGGGATGAACACGTTGCCCTTCTCGGTCTTCAGGGCGACCATCGGGCCGTGGAGGGAGACCACCTCGACGCCCGCCTTCTGCTCCTCCGCGGAGAGCAGGCCCGCGTAGGTCTCGCGGCGCTTCTCGCGCAGCGTCACCTTCGAGCCCACCGCGAGGGTCACCGCGCCGCCGCCGGACCGCTTCGCCGGGCGGAAGTCGGCGGGCAGCTTCTCCGCGAGGCCCTTCGCCGTCTCCAGCCACTTCCGGGCGTTCTGGAGCGCCGTCTTCATCTCCTCCGTGTAGCCGCCGAAGCGGCCCTCCAGGCCGACGGCGCGGACGATGACGTTCGCGATCTTGATCGCCGCCTTCTTGGCGGGCGGGATCTTCGCGGCCTCCGGCTTCGACGGCGCGGCGGTCGCGGCGGCGGCGGCGAGGGACGACTGCTTCGGCTGCTGCTGCGTGCTGGTCTTGATGGCCATGTGCGCTGCTCCTGTTCGCCCCCGGGCCGGGATGGCCGCGCGACGGGGCTCCTTCTCTACTACTACTACTACTACTACGAACCTCCGTCCCGGCGCTAGCCCCCCGTGACGGCCGTTCCGCCCGTCCCTCCCGTTGTACCCCTTTGGGGGTATTACTCCCGTCCCGCCCGTTTCTCCCTTCCCTCCCGTTCCGGACGGCGGTATAAGGAAGGGGAAGGGCGAGCGCCGGAACGGACCGGCGGCCCGGAACGGGACGATGACCGCCGAGTACTTCGAGGCGCACAAGGGAGCCCTCGAGGAGGGACTCACGGAGGAGGAGGCACGCGCCTACGCGAGCGACGCGACAGAGCAGGCAGAGCACTACGGGGCGCGTATGCCCCACTTCAGGGACGGGGCGCCCGAAGACGCCGAGGAGGAGTGACGCGATGACGATCAAGACAACGACGAGCGTGACGATCGAGACCGTGGGCCGCCGCCACTACCTGCGCGGGAACACCTACCCGATCAAGGACCGGCTCCGGAACGCCGGGGCGCACTGGGACCCCGAGCAGCGAGCGTGGTGGACCGCCAAGCGTGAGGTCGCGGAAGGGGCGATCGGCGCGGCTGACACGGCCATCGAGCAGCGGAACGAGCGCGAGCGCACGGAGGGCGTGGACAAGTCCGCCGCCGTGATCCGGGGGAAGGCCGCGTACAAGGGCAAGACGTACCTGCTCCTGTGGTCTGGCGAGACGAAGCGCGGCCCGGCCGCCAAGCTCTGCTTCCGCGACGGAAGCAAGGTCTTCTGGGCGGACGGCCCCGAGGTCCAGATCATCAAGACCTACCGGGAGCCGCTCTCGATCGCGAAGCTCGACCGGCTCGCGGAGGAGTACCGCTACCAGCGCGAGCATGACGGCGAGCGCCGCCCCGGCACGCGCTACGAGTGTGAGGAGTGCGGCGACTGGGTGACCGCCGGCGAGGGGTCGTGCTGGGAAACGGGCATGGCGCACTGAAGGAGGAGACTGACATGACCGACACCTGCCACATCTGCCGCGAGCCTCTCCCGTCCGACGACTACGACCGCACGCCGGTCGTCTTCCGGAGCGGAGAGGTCGTCCACGAGGCGTGCGCCGCCGCGCCCGGCATGACCATCGAGCAGCGCGCGCTCCTCCGCGCGGCGGCGGCGAAGATGACGTCCCTGGAGATCCTGCAACGCTACGGCCAGGCGCTCCACGCCTGGGCGAGCGCGCTGACTCCGGAGACGGCGCAGCTGTACCACGAGGTCGCGAGCGAGTACGCGGAGATCCACGGAAAGATCAGGCAGTCGCGGTAAGTCTCACCCACGCAGCACCAACCCAACAGGAGCAGCGCACATGAGCACCAAGCAGATCCTCAAGGCCCTCTGGTTCACCCCCGGTCGTCGCGGTCGCTGGGGACTCCCGGTGTGCTGGTGGCAGGGCCCGGGCGTCGGCAAGACCACGGTCATCGAGCACGCGGCCGCGGAGTTCGGCTTCGCGCACGTCGAGACCCTCTCCCCAGGCTCCCGCGGGGAGGGTGCGTTCGGCGTCGTCCCGATGCCCACGCCGGACGGCTCGCGCCTCCTCTACCCGCCGCCCGACTGGATCGAGCACTTCAAGGACGGGACGCGCGGTATCGTCTTCGTGGACGAGATCAACCGCGCGGCGCCCGCCATCCAGCCCCCGCTCCTCGGCCTCGTGAACGAGCTGCAGATCGGCTCCTCCTACCTGGGCGGGCACGTCCGGGTCGTCGCGGCCGCGAACCCGGTCGAGACGGCGCCCGGCGTGTACGAGATGGACCCGGCGGAGGCGAACCGGATGGGCCACCTCGAGTGGCCGGCCCCCAGCGTCGAGGAGTGGACCTCCTGGGCGCTCTCCGGCTGCAACGGCGGCGCGGCCGACGAGGAGCCGCTCGACGCGGCGAAGGAGGAGGCGCGCGTCATGAAGGCGTGGCCCGAGGCGCTCGCGGTCGCTAGCGGGCGCGTCACGGCGTTCCTCCGCGCGTACCCGTCCCTGCTCTACAAGCAGCCGCCGGACGGCGACCCCGCCCGCGGCCGCGCCTGGCCGTCCCCGCGCTCCTGGGAGCTGGGCCTGCGCGCTCTCGCCGGCGCCGTCGTCCACGGGCTCTCCGAGGACGACACGGACCTCCTCCTCGCCGCGTTCGTCGGGCAGGCGGCCGCGTCGCAGTACGCCGACTGGCTCGCCAAGGCGAACCTCCCGGACCCGGTGGCCGTCCTCGACGGCAAGGTCAGCTTCGAGCACGACCCGGACCGCCTGGACCGCACGGTGGCCGTCCTCGGCGCCTGCGCCGCGCTCGTCTCCCCCGCGCAGGCGGAGCGCCGCAAGGACCGGACGGCGCGCCTCTGGGGCATCGTCGGCGAGGTCGCCAAGACCACCCCGGACATCACGGAGCCGGCCGCGACTGCCCTGGTCGACGCGAAGCTGCACACCACCAAGGAGGCCATCCCGGTGCTCGCCAAGCTGTTCCCGGTCCTCCGCTCCGGACGGCAGGGGTAGCGCGATGAGCACCGCACCGGCAACCACCTACAAGACCGGCCGCGAGTGGCTCGCGGCCTGCCGTCTCTACGCGCGGCGCAACGCCTCCTGCATGACGGCCGTCCTCCTCTCCCTCGTCCCGAGGGAGGTGGAGGGTCTCGGCACGATGGGCGTCACCGACGACGGCAAGATGGTCTACGACCCGAACCTCCGCCTCGTCTGGACCGTGAAGCAGGGCGCGACGGCCCTCTTCCACGAGGCGTGGCACGTCCTCCGCCGCCACGGAGGGCGCTGCGAGCACCACGGCATCAAGGACCCGGGCGAGCGCCTCCTGTGGAACCACGCCGCGGACGCCGAGATCAACGACGACATCCCGGACGACGGGCGAGTCTGGGAGTTTCCCAAGGTCGGCGTGACCGGCGGGCCGTTCGTGCCCGTCTTCCCGAAGACGCTGTTCCGGATCTTCGACGAGCCGGGCGGGATGCCGGACGGCCAGATGGCCGAGTCGTACTGGGAGGCCCTGCGGGACCGGATGCAGAAGCAGCCGCCGCCGAAGCGCGGCGGCGGGAAGGGCAAGGGGAAGGGCGGCAACGACCCGCAGAACGGCGGCGGGAATGGCGAGGGAGAGGATCGGGGCTCCGGCGAGAAGCCGGGCGCCGGGTGGTGCGGATCCGGGGCCGGCCGCCCGCTCCCGAACGAGCCCGAGGCGGACGGGAAGGGGCGCACGCAGGCGGAGCTGGAGCGCGTGCGCCGCGACGTCGCGGAGGCCATCAAGGCGGAGGCGTCGAAGGGACGCGGGAGCATGCCGGGCGGCTGGATGCGCTGGGCGGAGACGCAGCTCGCGGCCCCGAAGATCCCGTGGCAGACGAAGCTGGCGAAGATCGCGCGCGGCGCCGTCGAGTGGGCGTCCGGCGCGGTCGACTACCAGTACCGGGCGCCGTCCCGCCGCCAGGGCGGGGTCGGGTTCGGCCCCGGGCGCCCGGTCCTCCCCGCGCTCGTCGCGCCGAAGCCCGACGTGATGTGCGTGGTCGACACCTCCGGCTCGATGGGGACCTCCGAGCTCACGGCGGGGCTGCGTGAGATCAAGGGGGTGCTGAACCGCACCTCCGCGCGCGTCACGTTCGCCGCGGCCGACGCGGCGGTCCACGAGGTCAAGACGGTGAAGACGTGGCAGGAGATCCTCCCGCTGCTCAAGGGCGGAGGCGGCACCGACTTCCGGCCCGCCTTCGAGATGGCCTCCGCGCGCAAGCCGCGCCCGCAGGTCATCATCTTCGTGACGGACGGCGACGGCGCCTGCCCGGCGGGGCCGCCGGTCGGGATCCGGGTCATCTGGCTGCTGGTCGGGAAGCACCGCAGGGCCCCGTGCTCCTGGGGCGAGCAGCTCGAGATGGACGACTGAGGATCATCGTCATGACCGTTCCCAAGCACATCGTCACCCTCCTGAACGACGCGGGCTGGGCCCTCTCCCGCGAGGCGAACAACTACGCGCAGGACGACAAGGGCCACGCGCGGTTCCTCCAGCGCCTCGCGGACCGCTGCCAGCGCGCGGTCGAGGCGGCGAGGACGACGCCGACGCCGCTCCCGGTGGTGGCGATGTGCGGACGCTGCCACAAGGCTTCGGCGGACGAGGAAATCGACGGCATGAAGGTGTGCTCGACGTGCGCGCCGCTCCGGCGCGCGGAGAGGGGGCGGTCGTGAGATCGACGATCCTACTTCTGACGGTGGCGACGCTGCTGATCCCGCCGTTCCCGGCAACGGCGGAGGAGTGGACCACGGCGGACACGGCGCGGGAGGCGGCGTTCGTCGGGCTGGTGTTCCTGGACTGGCAGCAGACACGCTGGTCGCTGAAGCGCGGTGCCGCCGAGCAGAACCCCGTGATCGGACCGCACCCGTCACAGGCCAGGCTCGACGCGATGGTGACCGGCGCGGTGGTGGGGCACGCCGCGGCGTCGCTCCTCCTCCCGAACCCGTGGCGGCGCTGGTGGCAGCACGCGACCATCGTGGTGGAGATCAGCGCCGTGACATCCAACGCGGTGGTTCTCGGCGGGCTCAGATTCTCGTTCTGAGGAGACAGCCATGACGGCCAGAATCGTGACGGAGCAGGAGATCGTTCTTCGCGCGGCTCTCCGGGAGCTGGAGCGCGCCGCGCGGAAGCTGCATCCAGAGCAAGGACGGCTCGCGCGGCGGAACGCGCGGGCGCGTCTCGCGGCGGCGATCCGCAAGCTGCGGCGGACGGTTGACGACTCCTTCCCGCGGATCTCGTCCCAACGCGAGGTCGAGAACGTCGCCGGACGCGCGGCGCGCCGGAAGCTGACGCCGCACGAGCGGATCAAGAAGCTGCGGGAGGCCGGTTGGGTGAACGTCGCCCCCGGCTCCTCCGCGGTGGCGGACTGCGCCGCGGCCGGCGTGCGCGTGCGGCGCGGACCCAACGGCTCCCTGTGGGTGCGGGGGTGGGTCGTGGCCGTCCCGGCGGGCGCGGTCGGGGCGCTCAGGAAGGCGAAGGGGAACGCGGCGGCGCAGCGCGCGATCCTCTCCGCGAAGATGCTGGCGGAGAGCCCGTCGCCGATGCGGCTCGAGGGCACGCGGAGCGGGCGGTTGTCTTCCAACTACGATGCGCCGCAGAACCTGCCGAGGGACTTGTGACCACGCGCGTCGAGGTGTTCGACGCTTGGGAGCGCGCCGAGGTCGTCGCCTCCGGCCTCGAGTGGCACGGCGATGACGCCGTGCAGGAGGCGTGGCGGATCTGGCTCTCCGCCGGCCGCCCGCACGGCGCCGTGCTCGACGTGGAGGCGGACCGTCAGCGCGGATCCTTCCGGGTCCGCCTCTCCAACCCTGAGGCTCCGGAGGCAAGACCGGAGACGGAGGAGGTGCGCCGTGCCGTGTGACCCGACCGTGCTCTGGATGGAGCACAAGATCCGATGGTGCGACGCCGCGACGAAGGGTCCGGGCTGGTACAAGCTGAAGGAGGTCGAGGGTCATCACGGCAAGCGCGCGTTCTACGTGAAGCTGACGGCGAAGTGCTGCCCGATCTGCGGCCGCGAGTTCCAAGACCCGAACGACACCGCGTACCCGAGCATCCACCACCCGCGGCCGGACACCTGGCTCGCGCTCGCCGGCGCCGAACGCGGGAAGATGCGCGCGGCCGGAGACGCGGCGGCGCTGCTCGCCACGCCGCAGGACAGCGACTTCGTCCAGGAGCGCGACTCGTGAGCGCGAGCGGCGCGCGCCTCCGGTTCTACCCGGAGCGCGGCGGGAGCGCCGCCAAGTTCAGGCGGCTGGACCCGCGCGTCGCCTTCTTCTGGCTGGAGGCCGACATCGTGTGCGGGAAGTGCGCGAAGAACATCCCGATCTCGGACGGCCTGGAGGCGCCGTGTCGGTACTGCGGCTCGCCGCTGTTCACGGAGGAGGAGGTCGGGGCGATGATGTCGATGGTCCAGCTCGGAACAACGATGGCCGGGCTGGAGCACTTCACTGATCGAGGAGGCGAGTGATGGGAAAGCGGAGCAGGGAGAAGGGCAAGAAGTGGGAGCAGAAGGTCGCCTGCGTGCTGCGTCCGATCTTCGGCGGACTCGTGAAGCGCGGCATCCAGAGCCGCGACGGCGGGGAGGTCACGGACGTTGAGGGGACGCCGTTCTGGGTGGAGTGCAAGCACGCGGCGTCCACGTCCAAGGCGAACCCGTTCGCCGCGCTCGAGCAGGGTGAGACGGCAACGGACGGGCGTCCCGTCGTCGTCTTCTGCAAGCTGGACAACCGCCCCCCGCTGATGGCCGTTCGAATGGACCTCGGCCTGGACCTCCTCCGCGCCTGGGCTAAGACGGCCCCCTCGATCCTCCGAGTCGGGTCCGGCGGCCCCCGGAAGGGTCGGAGGTCCCGCCCGGCCCCCGGGCGACCTCCTGGGAGGCCCGCAGAGCCTCGCGCCGGGCCGCCCCCTTGCCGGAAGACCCCCCCGGCTCCTCCCGCTCGGGAGCGCCCGGCGGGCGAGCCGCCCGCCCCCGTTCCGGCGTCCTCGCCCGCGGATCTCCCGCCGCCCCCGCCTCCGGAGGCGCCGTGACGCGCCGGGAGACGTACCCGGACCTGCCCGGGCCGGAGCAACCCTCCCGGGTTCTGTGGTTCCTCGCCGGCGCGGCGAGCGCGTCTCTCTTGGCGCTGGGAGCCGTCGCGCACGCCGTCCGGGCGGCGGGAGAACCCCCCGCCACGGAGGCGGCCCCCGCCCGCGTGACCAGGCAGCTCGAGGTGACGATCCTCGACGCGCGGGAGCGCGCCAGAGGAGACCCGCTCCGGGGACGCGGCCCGTCGTGGGTTCCTCCGCGGACGAAGGTGGTCTGCTACGAGAGGAGCGCGCCGTGACGCCCCACAAGGCGCTGCTCGTGGGCGGGCCGGCGGACCTCGCCCGGGAGATCGCTCAGAAGCTGCGACGCGACTTCGGCGTGGAGCTCGTCGGCCACTGGGAGGCCGGAAGGTCCCGCTCCTACGTGAACGGCGTGCTGCCGCACGACGCCGACTCCGTGGTGATCCTCTACGAGATCATGGGGCACGACGCGCACGACAAGGCGGCGGCCCTCGCGCGCGCCGTCGGAGTCCCGTGCGCCCGCATCTCGCGAAAATGGTCGACGGCTCGTCAGCAGCTCATCAACGCCGGCTTCGCGGCCGTCTCCGCGAATCCCTCCGTGCCCACGGTCGGCGCGACGGGAAACCAACCCAAGACCGCGGAGGAACCTGCAATGGCCATCCCAGCTGGAACGTCAGGACTCAGGGAGATGACGCACGAGCAGCTGTCCCAAGACGTGATCGCGGCCCTCAAAATGCTCCGCGAGGCGATGCGAGATCACGGCGTCGCCAAGTTGTGGGTCGAATTCAGGAACGGCCGCGTCGACGAGCCGTTGGTCGTGTCGTTCGAGGTGCTGCGCCCCGTCTCCGGCGTCGTGGAGGTGTAGCGTGAGGGACGGCGTGGCGGCCGCGCGCGCGG